GATCAGCCGCACGTTCTACATGAAGGCGTACGACCCCGATACCCCGGCTGGTCCTGATTGCTGGTCTGCCGATGGCGACAAGCCCGATCCCACTGCTACGAGCAAGCAGTCCGACACGTGCGCTACATGCCCACAAAACGTCAAGGGTTCTGGTAGTGGCGAATCCCGTGCTTGCCGTTTCTCTCAGCGTGTTGCTGTGGTGCTGGCAAACGACATCGAGGGCGACGTGCTTCAGCTTACCCTGCCAGCGCAGTCGATCTTTGGTAAGGAAGAGGGCGACAACCGCCCGTTGCAGGCGTATTCACGCTGGCTGATTGCCCAGAACATTGGGCCTGATATGGTCGTGACGCGGATGAAGTTCGACACCAAGGCACAGTCGCCAAAGTTGTTCTTCAAGCCTATGCGCTGGCTTACGGACGACGAGCACGAGACCTGTGTGCGGCAGGGCCAGACAGATGACGCCACCAAGGCGATCACCATGACCGTAGCGCAGACCGACAAGGTAACCGCTCCCCCCGTAGCGCTTGAGGGTAAACCCCCAGCCGCGAAGGCCAAAGCCAAGCCCAAGGCCGAGCCGGAGGAGGAAGAAGTTGAAGAACCCGAGGTTCGTAAAGAGGAAAAGGCTACCGCTCCTAAAAAGAGTAAGTTATCCTCTGTCGTAGCGGATTGGGACACTGACGATTAATCAACTTGGGGGAACGTACAGGCGTCGGCTCGGCGACGTTAAATAGCCTGTATCCTTTGGCAAAAGGTGCAAATGAATCCTGTGCTAGTACCCCACCTCTACCTATGCCCTACTCTGAAAAAATAAAAACCCTCGTAGGAAAGACACAGCCGTCCCTGGGCACTGACCTTGGGCGCTGGTCTGTCGTACGGGACATTTCGATGCAGCGCATCGCAACGCTAACTGGTGCCACACGGCAGACTGTATACAACTGGTTTACAGGAGCAACAGAGGTCACCCCTGCGTATCAGGAGCGTGTTAGCAAAATTGTCGAAGTGCTGAAAAAAACGTCTCAAACTGATGACGCGTGGAGGATTCTATGTACGACATTCAACCTAAAACTCTGACCGATGCAGAGTTCGCCCGGACTTGCTACCAGATACTTATCACAAATAACTTGCCAAAAACTTGGCAGGAAGATCTCTTGGCGCGGTACGAAGAAGCGCTAGAGAAGCTGGCAGAAACCAAAAAATAAACCAGAGGGGGGTCTATGCAACCGCTTGATTTTCTTGCGGCGGTGCTCCCGTCTTCTGGTAATTACTACTGTGTGGCGGAGTTCACCACACCGAAGAAGGAGCACGTTTTTGTAACCGACATCGCGGACATACCGGCTGTTGCCGACCGCATGTCTAAACAGAAGTCCAATGCGTACTTTGGCCTAGCGACCTACAAGACAAACGAAAATCGCTACGCCAGCAATGCCATGTACATGAAGTCGTTGTTCATGGACATTGATCTAGTGTCGAAGGGGGTGACATGCTACGCCTCGCAGGACATCGCCCTGCAAGCGTTCAACGAGTTCATGCAGAAGACGGGCATGGCGGATCTAGGCCAGCCCTACATCTTGTCGTCTGGCGGCGGGTGGCACATCTACTGGCCTTTTGATGAAGACGTTTCTATCGACCAGTGGAAGCCGGTGGCAGAGAACTTCAAGCGCCTGTGCGCCCAAGAGAATCTCATCATCGACAACAACTGCACGGCAGACGCCGCGCGTGTCCTGCGCGTACCGGGTACGTACAACTACAAGAAAGATACCCCCCGTCTGGTCGAGGTCCACACCGTAGCGAGTAAAGCATTCACGCTCTTTGAGATCGACCAGTTTATTAAAAGTAAGTTGGTAGTACCGACCTACGAGACGACCACGGTCAATCTGCCGGGTAAGCGACCCAAGGCTGTAGAAAACAGCACGGTAAAGAAGTTAATAGAAAACAGTAGTACGTTATTCAAAAACATCTTAGAGAGAACGCAACAGGGCACAGGGTGCGCCCAACTTGAGCACTACATCGAGAACGCTGAGAACGACGGCATGGAGCCGATATGGCGTGGGTGGTTGTCTATAGCCCAGAAGTGCGATGACGGGGGCAAAGCGGCGATCTGGTTGAGCAAGCTGCATCCCTACGAACCCGAACGCATGACGCAGAAACTACGGGAGATCAAAGGCCCGTACCCATGCCTAAAGTTCGACAGTGAAAACCCTGGTATCTGCACCAACTGCCCACACTTCAGCAAGATCACGAACCCCCTAGCGCTGGGCAGGCAGATCATCACGGAGACGGCGGCAAAAGAAATCGCCCTGGAACTGACAGATGACGCCACACCAACGCAGGCTCAAAAGACGATCCACCGTCCAGCCGCACCTAGGGGTTTCTCCTATGGCAAGAACGGAGCGGTGTTCAGAGACACGAAGGTAGAAGACGCAGACGGGAACGAGACCAACAAGCAGGTCATGATCCTTCCGTATAGTTTGTTTGTAGTAAACATCCTCCAGCACAAAGGTGAACACATCGTTCACATGCTGGCAACACGTCCAGAGGGAGCGTTTGAGATCACGCTGAACCAGCGCGCGGTGGTGTCGAAGGACGAGACGCTGAAGAATCTAGCCGAGCAGAATATCCTTGCGGCTGGTGGGTGGAATGACAAGAACCTTTTTGAATATGTACGGTCTTGTGTAGAAGAAGCGTCGGTCGCACAGCGTGCAGTAAAGGTGCCAGACAACTACGGCTGGCAGAAGGACGACACCTTCGTATATGCCGAGAGCATCTTCTCGGCGGGACAGCAACCACGCCACGTCCCGATGCGGCACCTAGTCAATATCAACAAGGTCTGCACCCCCTCCGGTAGCTTGGATAACTGGCGCAAAGTCGTCACGGCACTTATCAACAAGCAGTTGTACGAAGTGCTGTCCCTGAGTCTGGTGGGTTTCGGCACACCGTTGATGCGGTTCACGGGCTATGACGGCATCACGTTCCACCTGGGATCTACGGAGTCTGGTACAGGGAAAACCCTAACGCTAGAACTAGCGTCTTCAGTATGGGGTCACCCCACACAATACCGGGTCAACAAGTCCACCTCAGATGTCGCCATGCAACAGCGCCTAGGTCTGCTACACAGCCTGCCGCTCATATCTGACGAGATCACCAGCAAGAACCGCAAAGACTTTGAGTGGATGCCTGGGTTCATCTTCGACGTGTCAGAAGGCCAGGGCAAGGAGCGGATGGAGTCTGGTGCCAACAAAGAGCGGGAGAACAACACCTACTGGAAATCGATGGCGCTCCTGTCCTCCAACACGCACGTGATGGACTACCTCACAGGCGCACGCAAGCACTCATCGGAAGGGGAGATCCGCCGGGTATTAGAGTTAACCCTTAACAACGTCATATCCTGGGAACCAGACGAACTAGAGTCTGTGGAGTTGATCAAGCAGAACTACGGTGTGGCTGGTCCGATCTATGTACAGTATCTTGTAGACAACTTAGAAGAAGTCAAAGAGCTTGTGCGCAACGTGCACAAGAAGGTCAAGGCAGAGTTCAAGTTCAAAGACGACGAGCGCTACTGGCACGCAGGATGTACGGCGCTGGTTGCCGGTGCCATGCTCGCCGCCAAGGCTGGGCTAGTGGAATACCCTATAAAGAACATCATCGCGGTCTTGAAAGACATGGTGGACAGCGCACGCAAGCTGGTGAAGGACAATGTACGGACAGCGGAGGATGTGCTGAACTCGTACGTCCGGGAGTTCTATGGCAAGTTTGTTGTGGTGAAAGCTCTTGACGGGGCGTTAGCCGCATCGATTGGCGAGAACGGCATCATTGACCAGAGCATCACGCGTAGTGAGATCGCAGGGCGGGTGGAGCACGGCGTGACCCCAGGGCATGTGGACTTCTACATCGAGGAGCAACTGCTGAAGAAGTACTGCTCCAGTATGAGCTTTGGGTACGCGGACTTCAGAAAGCAGATGGAGTTGATGTACCACATCTCCTACAGCAAGAAAGATCTTATGAGCAAGACCAAAGGCCCACAGATGCGGGTCAATGCGATGCGGATCTCACGGAAAGTTGAAGAAGACCCTGTTCCCCTGGACAAAGCTGCATAGAGGTCAGGGGTTTTTTATCCCCTGCCTCGACACAGAAAAGGTCAGAATGGCTGGCCTGAACGCCGCGCTAGGCAACCGTGTACTGGATGCCAAAGCGCTAGTAGGCGTCAGGCAAGGGCGGCTGGGCGTTCTCTTCTTTCGTCCATCCGCTTCTTGAAGTCTTTGGCGTAGTCGATTTTCCGCTGCCGAATCTTATCTAGGCGCTCGGCCTTCTCGTCATTGGTCAGACTACGCTGTGCCCGGACTAGCCGCTCTTCCTTGGTGAACTCACCCATTCTCTGACGGAACCGACCAGCCGCCCGTGCGCCTTCTATATCAGACCGGCTCTCGGCGTAGAAGGCTTTCGCTTCATCCGGGTCTTCGATCTTTAACCTAGCATACGTACGTTGGGCGTTTTGTATCTGTTTGGCAGTCTCGTAGGCAGAGTTGATGATGCCCGTGGCATCCTTGGGCTGGAACAGACCGCCAAGAATCGGGAAGTCTGGCAACTTCTGGCCCGGCTTCACAAGCTCACCGCCCAACACAGGGTCAAATAACCTGAGCGTACTGACTAACAAACTACCCGTATAGCCGCGCAGGGCGTACTCCACCTGCACAGGCGACAACCCAATCTGCCCAAACAGCTTAATGATCTCCGGCGTCTTGGGCTTAACTTGATACTGTGCGTCTATGCCTTCCATACTGGGGTCAACAATTGGGCGGTCCATAAAGAACGACTTGTTGAGCGCTAGTTCTATTGCCGGTTTTATAGCCGTCGGAATGTCGATAGGGATACTGCGTGCGGCAAGAGACTTCAATGCACCAGCAACATCAGACGCCTTGTCGTCAGTAAACATAGCGCGATAGACGCCTTCTGGCAACGCCTTGAAGATTAGGCCGAGATCAAACGGAATCGGTACCCGGAACGTGCCAAACGGCGTAGGTACAAACCAGTTGCCATAGCGCTCTTCTGGGTTTGCGTTCTCGTACGTCTCGTCATCGTCCATCATGGCGGCGTATGCAAGGGTCAAGAGCGCCATCATGCCGCCACGGGCAAGCAATTTCTGCTTTACCTTCAACCGCTCACTAGCAGGCATGTCGCCCTTAAAGGCCCGGTACATAACATCCAAGCCCTGCAAGCCAGCGTTAAAGAACGGTATCAAGGTGTTGGCGTACAGCACGGTGGGTGACGTACCACGGCGGCTAAAGTTCATGGCTTCCAGCGTGGCAAACGTTGCTTCGCGCTCCGACAACCCCTGTTTTAAGAACGAGTTGTACATAGAGACACGCGTTGCCGCGTCACCCATCATGGCGAACTCATCGAGCTTCGCCATCGCCATATCCCAACCAGGTTTACCAGACGCAAGCTGCTGCATGATCTTACTCATATCGTCGGTGGCACCAACGATAACCTGCCCACCCAAAACGCCACGTTTCTGCAATGTCTCCATTGCGCCCGTCTTCTTCATGGTGGACATATCTTTTAGCGTCTGTACCACCGGCACAAAGTCAGCGCCTGTGGTCATAACTGCCGCCATAGAATCCCGGAAGATCTGACGAATTGCGTAGCGGGGGTCACGTGTGACGAACTTGCGCAGCCAGTTGGCAGGCAAACCCAACAGCTTCACGCCTGCGTTGACAACCGCCTTCGTGCCTTCTAGCCCCTGGATAACCGACTCGACGGGAATGTCGCCAAACAACTTCTCCATAGCCTCGGTGTCTATGGTGGCGTGGAACTCTTTCCCATTGCGCTTAAACCGAAGGACGTTAGGGCTGGCGTTGCCAGCTTTTTCGTAGACTCGGGCAATGCCAAGATCCTGCATGACGTACGCGGTGTTGCGCGTAGCCATATTCTTCAGCGCCATATCTACCAAAGTCGACGTGTTGGTCAGCGCACTGGTGAACACCGGCAGGATTTCTGTCTTGCCACCGACCAGTTCTTGTAGGTAGGGCTGGTTCTTCAGGTCGCCAATACGGATGAAGCCTTCACCTAGGATCTCCATCGTGACTTCATTGCCACGCTTACGGTAGAACGGAACGTAGTCTTTGTAGCTCTTTAGTTCCGCACCCTTTTCCGCAGACAGAGCGCCAGATGAGACCACAAAATCTACCAAGTTGTCGTTGTACTGCTGGTACAGTTTCCGTGCTTCTTTGAACGCTAGGCTGGCGGGGTCGCTGCCAGAGTATTTGGCAATCGTCTCTTTAACTTCTTTCTCAGTAACGCGCTTACCCGTAAAGTCCAGCTTGTTAACGCCAACCCGATCTGCACGGAGGGCAACCAAGTAGGAGGTAAATTCAGCTTCCACTTTGTCAGACGGCAGACCAGATTTAGCAAGCGCCGCAGATACATCACGCAGACCCGGCCCTTCACCGCCATCATACATAAGCTCACCGTTTTTGCTGGTGATCTTGCCAACCCCACTTGTAGCAAACTGGGCAACAAAGTTGTTACGCTGGTCTGCCATGCGGTTGAAGTACATGACGTCCATTGCTTTTAGGGAGGAGATGATCCCCCTTGTCACGCCTTGTTTGACGAGGGCATCCAAAGCCGCAAACCGATCTAGGAAACGCACACGCCCCGGCAAGCCGGTGATACCCATGCCGAAAGATTTGGCTTTATCAAACGCCGTACCACGCTGGGCAATCAGGGATGCTATGCCTTTGTTGTCAACATTTTTAACGCTAAACGACGCATACCCATCAGGGGTAAACGTAGCGATAGGCTTGTTGGCTTTGAAGTTAGCGTCTGCCTGTTTCATCAGGTAGAACAAGTCGGACGTCGTCATCTTAGACGTGTCAGCTAACCCCAGCTTCTTCAACGCAGACCGGAACGCGCCAACAAGCTCCTGCATCCAGCGCTTAGCTTTTTCTAAGAACGACTGGTCAACCCGCTTCTCCATCGTGTAGGCAATGGCTTCGCGTAGCGCTTGCAGTTTTGCACGGTCGTTGTCAGCGCCAATTTTCCACAAAGCAACTGCGGCGTCTTCTGCCTGACGCCCAACGCCGATAGCATCCGCCATCTTAAACACGCTGCCAAAAGCATTTTCGACCTTCTTAAGAAGATCTTTCATGCCCTGCTCGCCAACAAAACCTTCAAAGCCAACGTGCCCGATAAGCTCGTGTGCAACGGTGCCTTCTAGTTCTTTCAGCGTGCTATGCCCGTCGATGATAACAAAGACTTCACCATTGGGCATGACGCCGCCTTTAGCGTACTTGGCGTATGGTCCCAGCGCCTCAATGGCCTGCCGGATCTGGGGCGGCAACACTTCGGTTAGCGGGTAGTAGTTAAACTTTATCCCGCGTTCTGTGGCCTTTTTCTTGACGTCTGCCAGATACTTTTTAGCCGCAGCAACGTCAATCTCACCAGTCGGTTCTGTATCCCCCACACGCAAGTCAGGCACATCATCGACAGAGTACGACTTGCCGCCTGTCATCCGCCCACGCTCACCCATGAGGTCAAAGATCTGGTCGGTTGTGTAGCGCCGTTCAGTTTCTTTTACCGGGCCTTTTGTTGTGCGGATCGGGGCGTTACGCGGGACGTTATCTGGATCGTAGTCCACCGCCTTCATCAGCTTGATGTTGTCGCGCAGGTCTTTTAACTTAGCGCGTGCACGGTCCACAGCCTGACTAAGTTCTTTGTACTTAGCAAAATCCTGCGGTTCTTTGCCGGACTGTACGTCTTTTGTAAACTTGTTTAGGCGAGTGGTAGCATCGCGTGCTTCTCGACGGGCCTGTTCTTCTTCCGTCCGCGTCTTGAGCATAACTTCGCCAGGAGACATTGCACGCGCCCGCCGACCTTTGATCTCATCTAGGTGTTGTTGCCGAAGTTCTTCTTCTAAATCGGCCTGGTTCTTTATGGGAACAATTTTGTACAACGATGGGCGCTTAATCTTTTCGCCAGGTTTCTTAGCTTTCCTAGCGGCAAGCAATTCTTTTAGTAGCTCTTCCCGTGATTTCTTGATAAACCGCTGGCCTTCCAGCCGCGCGCCGCGTTGGATCATTTCCTCACGCTCACGCTTGACCTTGTCAGACTTTTCTTTAGCGTCTTTAAGGGCGGCTTTGGCCTTGGCAATCATGCCGCGCTGCTTCTGTATGTTGGTGGCAGCAACACGCTGATCTAACGACCCACGCTTTGATTGCGCAGCACGCTCACGCATCTTGTTCAGTTCGTTGATTTCTGCCTGGATGTCTTTGTCAGCAGCGGCTAACTTAGCAGCCGTAGCAGACTCATCACGGGTCAAGAACTGTAGTGCACGCGTCACTTCTTCTTGTTTGGCGCTAAAGCTGCCCTTTGTTTCTGGGCCTGCCATCTCAAGAATGGCGTCATTAATCTTCTTCAGAATCGACCGCTCTTTGTCTGCGATCTTGTCATCCATTGCCGCAGCTTCTTTGTCAACCTCACGCTTAGCCTCAATCATCGCCTTGCGTGTTTGTGCCGCCGCACCCTTTTCTCGGGCAATCGCAGCGCGTTCTTTCTCGACCTTGGCAGACTTCTGCAAACGCTGGAACTGCGCGGGGGTGGCGCGTATGGTGCCTTTTGTCTCAGGGAACATCTCGGCCTGGGCACCAGTATCTTCAACATACGCACGTAGCGCACGCTGCTGGTCCATGTCTTTTTGGATGTCGGCAATCAGCGCAGCAGAATCATCAGGCTTATCGGTGCCACGTAGGATGCGGCCCACCTGTTCATCTACGGTATTTAAAAATGTGGGGTTCACATCTTCGTTAGCAATCAGGGTTGCCGCATCATCAAGCGTCTTAGCAAATGCAGAATCGGCATCAGCCGTACGAAGAATCTGGGCAATTTGATCTACAAGACGGTCGCCCTGGGCAAACCGGCTTTCTGCTGGCTGGTACCCCTGGAATTGTTGACGCAGAACTGGGCGCTCAGCCCGAACAGTGCGTTTGCCTTCCGCTACGGTCTGCTCTTTTGCCTGTTTAATGGCCTCTGCAAGCACCTCAATAGCACGGCGTGGGTTGCCAAACTGGCGCTCAGCCAGGGGGCGCGGGTCAACCAAAGCAGTTTTGGCAGACTTAATGATCTCTGTACCCCGCATCTGTGCAGGGGAGATCGTGACTTCTTTTAGAGACGCGCGGCTGGGTAACGCGGTACTGCGCGTAATGATCTCTTGCAGAATCTCATCAACCCTAACACCAAGGCCAATGGCTTCGTCACGGGTAAGAGGGCGTAAACCCTGCTGTCCACGCATGAGCGCGGCTTCTTGGATCACTGCGTCAACAACGTTCTTACGCATCTCATTAGATTGGGTCAGTAAACCCTCACGCGTAGAACTTGCCAGCCCAAGCTGCCCAGGAGCAGCGCCCTCGCCAAAGAACCGACCGGCTCTGTAGTCGTCCATATAGGACAGAAGGTCGGTAAACGCACGCCCCGCCGCTTTGTTAGCGCCATCTATACGACCTGCGTAGGCTGACTTGGGTAGCCCCTGCGCTTCTGGTACTGCCAAAGCCTCTGCCTTGGCCTGGGTAGCAGCTTCTAACTGCCCAACCATACCGGTTTCAGTAGGCGTTTCTGTGGGGGCCTGGGACTGCGCAACAGTCTGTAAACGGCGAAGCTCGTTGAGTTTTGCTTCTGTTGCAACAAGGTCATACCCTTTGTCCGTAAGCTGTCCGTTATCCAACATCAACGGGTCTTTGGTGGTAATCGCTTTTTGCCGCCGGTCTTCTAACTCTTGGATACGCGTTTGAATGTTTGGCAGTGCATCAGTCGCCGAGACAGTACGCCCACCTAAACCTTTTATTCCAAGTACGTTAGTAACAGTCCGGTCTACCCGGCCTTCGTTTATCTTGTTTTCAATGTCCAGACGCTGTTCTTGCGGCACACCAGCAGCGCGTAAACCAAACTTATCCAGAACAAGCTGGATACGATTCAGCGTCATCTCTTGGGCGGCGGCTTGATCTTTTTCTGTACGCCTTTTTTCTGCCAACTCACGGGTAGCAACAGCAGCGCCGGGTTCTAGTTCCGCCATCTCCTCTGTTTGTTGTAAGAAAGTCTTTACGCCAGCCTGGAGTTCTTCGTCTTTCTTGATTTTTTCTTGGCGTTCCTTCTCCCGTAAACGCTCAAGGGCTTCTTCACGCTCCCTAAAGTCTGCAAGCACAGCTTCGGATTGCCGCTCGTACCCTTCCGCCTCTTCTTCTGCGGTAATGGGTTTGCCTTTAACCTTGACAATATTGCCAAACTCGTCTGTGACGGTTTGTTCTTGGGCTTCTACACGCTGTTTACGTGCCAGCGTGCCTTCCATAGTCGGGGCTATACCGGCTTCTTTCATCGACGCTTTCATCTTTGCGTCGAGTTCACCAAGCTCTCTGCGCAACGTCTTTGCAGTATCTTTGGCTTCTGTCCGTACGTCTTCGTCTACGGTCTTGTCTTTAAGAAGCGCTTCCAACTGCCGAAGTTGGTCTTTCTTCTCTACCATCTGGGCGTTCAACTCTTGCCGGTACTCCGGCGATACGAGCCGTGCTTTTTCTTCTTCGGCTTCACGGGCAAGCGCTTCTGACCTAACCTTCTCTTCTTCTGCCTCAATCTCGCCACGAGCAATAGACCGCTGGCCTGCACGACCAGCCGCACCAAACGGAGCGCCCACAAGCCCAGCGCCATACGCGGCTTCACCGTATTCTGCTAACGCATCATCAGTAGTAAGGGGTAGTCCCGCTTGTAGACGCTCTAGCATCTGCTGGGTAATCTCTGTGGGGATCTCTACGGCAGCACCGACTGCCGCGCCTTTTGCTAAAACTTTCTTCAGGCTTTCTTGGGCCACCGCTTCGGTGGCTTCCGTTGCCCCACGTTTAAAGTACTCTTCTGCGGCTGGCCCTAGTAGTTTCCCTACTATAGATTTGCCCAACGGCACAAAAGTTGATGCGGCTTCAAGCGCGGCACCAGGAATAGCAGCAGCGGCAGCAGCCCCACGAGAAATCTCAGGCGCACCTTCTGCGGCTTGACGCTCAATGTTGGAACCAAAAAGCTGTAACAGGGATGGCGCAACAGCACCAATACCACCGCCGATGAGCGTACCAACACCAGGCATGACCGCCGTACCAGCCATAGCGCCGAGCTTGGCGCTACCTAACGTGGCAGCAATCTGCGGAACCTGCTCAGCCAGGGCAGTGGGGATCTGACTAATAACTTCACCAGCACCACCTAGCAGCCCACGTTCAGCGTATGCTTTCTTTACCGCATCTAAACTAGCACCGGGGGCGTACTCTCGTCCAATGGCTTCAGATCTAGCAAGACCTTGTTTAGCTGCTTCTTCAGGGGACAGTAGCGCTTCTAGGCCAGTACCCGCTGTTGACGCCATCCGCTTTAGGCCACCGGTAAACGCAGCCCCAATACCTTCCTTGGGCGGTTTTATGTTCGGCAGTATGTCTTCTTCAATTGCAAGCGCAATTTCCTCATCTGACATGCTTTCCGGGAACTTAACTGGGCCGTAGCCAGGAACTTGAATTGTGCGCATTTAATTACCTGCCGGTACGTAGACTCCGTTAACAACTTTACCCTGTGCCCTAGGTGCCGCCGTAGCACCGCCTCCATATGCGGCTGAGTAGAACTCACGGAAGTATCGCTTAATTGCCTGCGATTTCTCAGTCGGATCTGTAATGTCTCGTGCAGCTTCTTCTGCGGATTCCAACGCCACTTTGGCACGGGCATCTTTACGGGCCAACTCACGCTCGTCTTTAAGCGCACTGGCTTGCATACCGGCAATATCACGTTGCGTAGATGCTTGCAGATTTGCAATATCCCTCTGGGTCTGACTGTTTAATGCCTGACCGCCAAGAGAAGCGCCAATAGTAGCAAGTTGTTTGTTGTAGTTATCAAGACGATCTTCTGCCCGTGCGCGCTCAGAATTTAACCGATCTCTGGCTTTGGCAGTCATATCACGTTTAGACTGGGCATCCAGCGCGGCAATACCCGCCAGTTCTTTCTGCTGGTCACGTTCAACTTTACGAAGGTCTTTAAGATCAGACATTAGCCCCGGCATAACTGCTGCACCTGCTTTTGCCGCTGCCTGTAATGCGGGTCCGTTCTGCGACGCCCAGTTAAAACCAAACTCGGCAAGCCGCATCCACCCTGCTTGTTCTTTGTCAGATTTAGCGCTTGCGATCTCTTTTTCTAGTTGATCACGCCGCATCTGCGTCGGGTCGGCAATACCTAAGTCCTTGAAAAGCTGCTGCTCGTCTGTGTAGGCTTTCTTGATGTCTTCAAGACTCGCTTTTTCAGGAACTTTGGGCGCTTCTCCCATAAGTCCTTTTGCCGCTGCAACACCTTGGTCAAGCGCTCCACTAACGCTGAGTGGCGGTACAGCCGCCATACCAGGTGCAACACCTGCTGGCTGTACTTGCGGTTGTCCTTGTTGCGCTCCAGCCTGCTGTGCTCCCGCTTGTTGTGGGCCTGCCTGTTGAGCTAACGCAGCTAACCCTGCATTGTCGGCTTGCCGCATCTGTGCGCGAAAATCAGCGGTGCCAGTTGGCATGCCTGTAACGGATGGTGTAAACGTTGGTTCATTTTGCTGCCGCTGTACAAGCGGCGCTATCCCAGGATAAAACCGCTGCGTATCCGAGAACCGTGCGGGGGGTAGATCTAGGCCATCCACAAATGACGTCTGCCTACCGGGACCGGTGGGCGCAGCAGGAGGTTCGGTTTCTCCGCGAAGCATTTGTTGAAGGCGACTAGGTAGCTGCCCTGTCTGTTGATAGTAACGACGCTCGTCCATAGTAGCTTGCCGCATAACGTCAGACAGCGTTATCCCACCTTTTTCAAACGCCACCAGTCCACCAGCCGCCATCTCAGCCACGTTGTCCATGTTGGGAGCGGGGAGGGCAGCGACACCACCAGCGTTCTCGGGCAGCATCGGCATCTGCGGAGGCATAGCGCCACCGGTCAACAAGTCAGCAATAACAGGTGTGGGGTTACCTTGCCCTACCGCAGCCTTTGCACGCGCATCTTTGCGTGACTGGATCTCACCGGCAGTCATCAGATAATCTAGGGTACCAACCTGCCCCATTTGGGTCATTTGCCTAAGTTTCTGAACTAAAGCATCGTCCTCAATACGACGCATACGGTTTTCTTGCTGAATTATGTTTGGACCCATGATTTACCCCAATAACTTTTGAAGTGCCAACAGGCTTAGTCCTGCACCACCAACCTGTGATAAAGCAGATGGCGGTTGTTGATATGTTGTAGCAGTCGAACCCAACTGGATCGGCATACCACGCATCAGGTTACTGTAGTACCCAAGCTGTTCCATCGGATAGTCGCGCTGACGCAAGAAGTCTGCATACTGTTGGTCAAGAATCTGTTGCTCCAGCGCACGCTGTTCGGCACCCACCGCAGACTGCGCTTGCAGGCGACGAAGGTTAGACTCTTGTTCTGCTGTACCAATATTAGCCAGGGCAGTGCCAGCTTGCGTGGCTTGCTGTGCGCCCTGAAGTCCCGTTTGGAGTCCTTGTAAACCCGTCTGAATTCCTTGCATCCCCGCCTGTGCGCCTTGGATACCCACCCGCGCACCTTCCATACCAGCCTGAGATCCAGCAATACCTGTCTGTGCACCTTGAATACCCGTCTGGTACCCCCGCAACCCAAGTTCGGAACCAAACTGTAGGCTTTTCATAGCCTGATCGTAGGCAGACTGTAGCCCCTGCGCTTGGATGTCACCAAGCTGCTGACGCAGCCCTGCTTCACGTGTGCCTTGTAGTACCGCCTGTCGAGCACCACCATATGTACCCGTGCGTGCGGCACCAAGGTTTGCACCTAATTGAGCTTGCCGTTGCGCGTCAATGGCTTTACGTTGCTGAATATCTACAACACCCTGCATATATGGCGATGCTAGGGCTTGGATGGCAGCGGGACTGGTTGCCGCCCCGAAATAATCTGTACCAATGTTTGCAGCCTGTGCGCCAATCCCTGCACCCATACCGCCGTACATAGCGCCTTCCTGCCCCATACCAGCACCCTGCGCACCGTATCCGGCCCCCATAGCACCGTACCCTAGACCACCCATACCAGTCTGTGCGGCTTGTTGGCCCATAGCCAGGGAACCTATCCCCCCAGATCCGGCTAAGCCGGTACCGACCCCGTATTGACCGGGTGTCTGCATCCCCATTGTTTCTTGTTGAACAGCAAGCTGCGCTGGCGTAAAGCCTTGCAACCGCTCGCCTTCGTACGGCGTGTAGCCACGATACGATTCAGCCTGCGCACGCTCAAGGAGATTTTCAAAATACGGACGTGCGTATTCTGGTAGGTTAGTCTGCGTTACTGTTTGTTGCGCAGGCGCTCCGCCGCCGCCACCTTTACCCATTTTATGCCCCTAACCCTGCGTCAGCCGCAGGTAACTGAAAAGTTTGCCACAAAGGAACATGCCCATCGTTCCTAAAAATTTTTGTCCATCCTAACCGCGCTGTGGCTTCAACCCCATCACATTGTGTGTCATGTGCGTAATGCTGTAGCAATTTAAGCATCGGGTCTTTCCACGTATCTAGTTCAACTCCACCACAAAAAACCATAACCAAATACTTCTTCTTTGGATAGTGCATGATGTTTGTTACTACGGCCCCTTTGATCCCTTGTTCGGTAAACGCAACCCAAAGCGTGTGGTCGTAGTCCATGATTGCATCATAGATGTCATCCACATCGTAACGCCCATGAGTGTATTCCGCAGCCCCCGCAAGATACTCTTTAACTTGTTCCCAAACTTGATGAACAAAGTCGCGGGGGACCATAGTGCATTGCATTTGCCTTCTCCGTAAAATTTCTTTTCCCAGCGTTTATGTCGAAAGTACGGTACCCAAATATATGGAAACAGAACAGACGTACGCAACACTGCCCAATTTATGAACTTCCAGGGTTGGGGCAACGGGCGCATTACATCTAAAAACAGTATTGCACGGATTGTATCTGTCTCGTTTACGGCAATGTGCTCATAGGTATCGTCAAACAAAACCGTCTTACCTTCTTGCCAATGGTATTTTTCGCCGCCGTTTACCAATGTGCACTGTCTATCACCTGGGATAACAACTCCTAAGTGCATACGCAGGATGCCAGACCACGGACCTTCATGGGGCATCAACATCTTTTTTGGTCCTAGAACAGAAATGTACGCAGATATGACATCTTTGTGCTTATTCAGAATCTTAAACGTCTCAGGAGCAAAATCTTGATTACGCCCAAAATTTACGCCAGCCGCTTTAAAAAAGAACATTCGCCACTTGTCATCGTTAGAGATATACGTTTGATCTGGCGAAATACTTTGAAACGGCGCAAAGTCATCGTAACGCTTTAGAATTTCTTTAAGTTCAGCCTGTACTACTGCAAAGTTATTTTCCAGTTCTTTAGCAACAGGAAAGTAGTAGGGGTCAAAAAACCGCTTATCACCCAACAGACAGTGCTTGTGGAAAGGCTTCTTTAAAAGTCTCTCAATCCACAACGTGTTTATCTGTAGTTCCACTACGCGGCTTTCTCAGCACGACGCATCAGCGCATAGAACGCCTTGGCACCGCCGTTTTCTTTTACCTTCCTAGCGGGGACATAGGCTTCGCCGTTAGAGACCAGCGCGGGTTGTCTGCCTGCAATGGTGGTGCGGATCGAATCGCTGGTACCGGTACCTTTACCTTTGATGGGGATAGCGCCTAGACCAGCCTGGGCGGCTTTCTGGCCCTTCTTGTTGTTGCCTTTACCCAGCCCATCGACAGCTTTTTTGGTGAGCACAAACCCACCTTCTTCTAGCGTGGGGACTGAACCGCCTTGGTTAAATCCACCCATAGAAGTGCTTGCTGCCGCAGCATCAGCGGCGGCTGCTTCTTCTGCGGCTTTTTCTTGGCGACGTGCTTCGATAGCGTCAAGATACGCTTGTGTAGGGCGCAATGTCTGTGTTATAGCATCATATTCGTACTGCACGCGTGGGCCAGGTATATTGCCCCCACCAGGCATCATTTTTCTTGCCATCCGTGCAAACACGTTTCCATCTTGGTATAGCTCATCTAAATCATCTGGCATACCTGTGACTTCAATGGGTTTAAACCCATACCCGGACTCCCGTGCAGGGATGGCTACGTTTTTATACGCCACGGGGTTATAGATCATCTCAGTGCGGTTGGTGGGGATGGGGTTGTAGACTAACCCTTCACGGGGGGCAGCAGGCGCTGCCGCAGGAGGTGTGCCCATGAACGGTGCCCCTAACGCTGGGATACCTGCCATCTGCTGCACGTTGGCGATGTTCTGCATAACCTGTGCCTGGGGCGACACCGCACCACCATCAGCGTAGGGGATGGGGTTAGACGGGGTGAAGTACGTAAACTCACTTGTAACGCCACGGCGACGACGGTCATCATCTGGGTACATGATTGCACGCTCAGAAGGTTTAACCGGGCCTTTGTAGTTGGCGTATGGATCTTCTGGCGCTGGTGGGGGAGCGGGTTCTTCAATCATAGCCGGTGCAGCCGCAGCCATCGTGGACTTAGCAAGCCCAGAATACCCACCCACCCCCGTTGACGGTGCAGCCGCTGTAGTAGGTGTTGCTGCTTGGGCTGGTGTGCCGATAAAAGCCGTGCGGCCCGTTTCTGTACCCAGAGCCTCAAAACCACGACCTGCTTGTGCAAAGTTAGCCCCAACAGACGATGTCGGTGCTGTAGCAGCGGTTGTGGTAGTGGTGCCAGCAAGATTGCCGCCTGCGTAACTAGCGGCAGGTTGAGAGGCTATGGTCGCTTCCGTACCAGTTTGTGCCGCCGCTACAGTCGGATCTACAGCGGGTACCGCTGTAGTAGGTGCAGCCGTTGCGCCAGCCGCGCTTACCCCAGCACCCAGACCCGCGCCACCATACGCACCCAAGCCAGCCAGAAAGCCCTTGCCAATATCACCGGTACGCGCAGTTTCTACCCCGCCAACGATCATGCCAGCGGTAAATGGGTTAATTACGCCACCAGATCCGATTGTTAATGCAGCCCCAGCCAGCGCGGGGAGAATACGTTTTAAGAAGTTAGCTTCTACTAACCCAGTATCAGGGTTAATGCTAAGTGACCCACCATGCGCAAGCGCTAGGGCTTGGAGGCCATTGACTTCTCCTGGGGTCATGTGGACGAGCATCGAGTCGCCGTTGCGACCGTAGGAGGCAAGATTGCTGGCAATGGCTGGGAGTCCGTTCATAGCAGTATTTTAAGGTTTAATCAAGGTTCAGGGAATAGCCGACACAAAAGTAATCGACCCTATGGCTGACGGTATGGCGGGTCGGGCGTAAGGGCTAGTCTGTGCGGCATCGTGGAAGATATACACCCCATCAGTCGGTGTAGTTGGATTACCCGCTAAGTCTGTAGCCCAGTAAAGCTCAATATCGTCTCCAGCATTTACCGTAAACGTTATTTCTGAATACGCCGCCAAGTACCCTTCTTCACCAGGGCTAGAACTTTTACGAGCCGGTACTGTGAAGATTGTGGCTGAATTAGCTACATCACTGCCGTTAACCTTCAACCACACGGTAGCGTAATGAACAGCATTAGCGGTATTGATGAATTGCAAACTAAACGTAATTTTGTACACCCCAGCGTACTCTGCTGTAGCAGTACCCGGTGCGGCTAAAGTCCAACCAAACCCAGAGTCCAGTGTATTCCAGTTAACGACCGTAGGCGTATTGTTGCCCCCAGCAATCTGGTCTGTGCTGTCAGATGCGGCGATGTGTGGGTTTGTTAACGCCCAGCCACCACCTAAAAAGTATTCTGCCTCTAGCGGGGTAGTGGAGTCTAGCTGGTTGAAGTAAAGAGTTAGTACGCGAATGAACTGATCAAAATACTGCCGGTTATACAACTCACGGGGGAGCGGTAGGGCAGGGGACTTAAACTTGATCATCCCCATTACTGTTTACCATCCTCTCTAGCATCCAGACGCAAGGCACCCAACTGCCAGAACACACCTAGATCGTCCGAGGCAACCTTAATTGCCAACTGTCTAGCCCGTGCCCGAATGAAAATCTGATTTGTGTATTGGCTGACCGAGGTCTGGATAACCCGCTGGGTGTCAGATGGGTCGTTGGTAAAGTTTGACCCAGGCCAGTTTCTTGGGCGCACCGTGAGATCTATCTCTGGATTCGCTGCCGTTGAAGACACAAAGTTGATGTCCGGGATCATACGGCGGGTAAGCATGAATTTCTCGCCGTCACCGATGTCAAAGTCTGAAGACTGGATAAATGTCTCCATCGGCGCACCGTCAGCATCTACTCCGGTCTCGTGTTGATAGAGATAGGAAAGCCCTGTATCTGCGGCGTATTCAGTAGCCAAGGGTTTACCAGAAGATGCTTTATCCAACCACGCCGTGCGCTCAAGAGTGCCGTAATACCAAATCCCTTCTAGGTAGTTGTAGACAGCATAACGATCAATAGCATTTGAGTCAGCACTACAGTAATACCACCAGACCTCGTTGTAGCTTTCATTAGTGCCAGAAATAATCTGTTCGGCTTGATTAAGGTTGATGTCTTTAAAGATGTACTCACGAATAGTGCAGGGGAGTACCTGTACCCGACCATCGTACATGTAAAACTTATCCGTACCCATCCAGAACACCACGTTATTAACAGACGTAGGCGCACGGGGCGATATGATTGAAATGCTGTCAGAGAGTTCTTGTAGACCAAAGACTTCTGTAGTACCTAAGAACTGCAACGAATAAACGTGCGTGTCGGTAAAAACTACTGTCTCTTGGCGGGTGGGGATAGCCCGTATGATCCGTGAGCCACGGGATACACGTAAGAAACCAGCAGAACTAGGCAAACTATTAGGCGTCGTACCTAGCGGGTTCCAATATTGCGGCTCATCTTGACTCGCCCAACGGATGAGAAGAGGATCAAACGCAGGTTTTGGGTCGGGGGAAACGTAATATGGAGTGCAACCAAACGCCAATAAGTGCTTGTCATTCTGAGAAACAAGAATCTGGCTGGCCTCTTCCGGTACAGAATCAGCGCCAGACAAAGAAGACAATAAAACGGCAGGGGTTCCCAGCGCAGTAGTCGGGCTTACGTTAGTGCCGCGTTCCCAATAATAGATAGGCCCACCGATGGCAGCGCCAGTCCCGGCTGTATTAGCACGGATATTAGCAACGAGATCGTTGTTAAAGTTGTCAAAGTACCAATCCCGTTGCGGTAGATAGACCGGCTGAGCAGACGAAAGGCTCCAAGGTTCATCACCCCACCCACCGGTACCCCAACCGTAGCCAGCGGTTTGTTCTGTAAAGCCCGTGTGGATCTGGCAAACGATTGTTATTGCCGTGCCGCCGCCCGTAGCAACAGAAGTGGAAGCGTTATCGACCACAACGGTAAAGTTGTTAGCATCTATGACCTGCGTGACTACAAGTTCTTTATTGAGGTCAGCATCTGGTACATCACCTACATCGCCGGTAACGCCAGAAACAGTTATGTAATCACCGACCAAACAGCCATGCGCCGTAATGCCAAATGTAACTGTGGTGGATGCAGCCACAGCAATAGTAGTAGAGCCTACAGTCTGAGAAATACTTACTTCATATGTACCTGTACCGCCCAGACCTGTTAAAAACTGAACAACAGTTGTACCTGCCGCAGCGCCGGTCGTTATCACACTACCAATAGCAAGAGCGCCAGAAGTAACCGCTGATATTGTTAATACATCACCTGTAATACTGCCGGTACCAGTAAACCCAGTCTCTATGCAGTTATCGGTAGCAGGCGTAGTCAGTGTTGTACGGATGGGCGTAATGTCGTAAAACTGTGCGCCGGTCTCAATGTAAAGCTTTTTATCCGTACCAATTGCTAACAGATCGTCTGTATAAGACGTAAACCAATTCCACATCTGGCGGCAGACGCCGATAAAAGGTTCGGGGGCATACTTAATCCAACCACCTAGCTTTTGTGGATAACCAGAATAAAACCTAACCTTGTCGCACTCATACCAACCACCCTCGTTAGCATAGTTGGTTGTATCTCGGTTTATACCGGGCTTGAATATTAGTTTTATGAAGGACATTTAGGCAACCAATCCTGGTAGGTAGACAGTCTTGCCATCTTTTCTTGTGGCAGTTAGCACCTGCTTCTTTAGATTTTCGCCATCATAACTAACATGAACCCAACCAGAATCAGGTACACCAGGAGTATAAAATTCAAGAATGAGTTGAGTGAACTGAAGATTGTCTCGTATATAAGAAGCAAGATCTGCATTTGGCACCCCTGGGATCTCTATGTCAGCCGCCATACCCCGCGTATGGTCTGAGGTTCTTGACCCCCCAACTTTAGCATTTACATCCGGCGAGCGATAGCCCGAGTTGACCTTCACACCCTTCTGGTAGTGGTCACGGATAGGCTGGAGAACATTGGCGCAAAGCACTAAAAGATTGTTAAGTTCGTCCGGGCCGGGGTTATTCTCCATGCCGTGCCGCAAGGCAGTCTCAGACTTAACCATCTCGGCAAGGGAAAAGTTCTTGGTCAGTTGGGTCATTGCTTACCTTTCATAGCCAAGATCTTCTCAAGAGTCCGACCACCAAAGTAGAAGCTCATAATCAGCATCCCCCACTGCCCAAGCAGGGTTACATAAGACTCATTGGCGTTGTATCCGTAGGCAGACATCATGGCAAAGACGGTATAAACCACCAGAATAAAGATCAAGGTCATGGGTCGGATGTTCTTAGACAACCAGGAGTCGGACGCCATATCTGCCTTGGCTCGTTCTGTCAGGTTGTCTTGCTCGTTCATGTCGGCGTTTAACTGGGCAAGTTCACCCTTCTGGGCCATCTCCATGAGTTTGGCCTGTGCTTCTGCTTTGGCGGCAGGGTCGGGGATGACCTTATCAAGAACCTTTTCCCCGATGGATAGAAGAGCGGCGATGGGTAACATTATTTTCCTATCTTCGTACTGGCAACACCGGAGATCACGCCAATAGCCACCAGCATAATTTCCTTCAAGATCTCAAGAAACTTCTGGTCTATGGGCGCCATTTGGGTTAGATCGTGGTCTACAAACAAAACGCTCAAAATGATCCCAACGGTGGAGATAACCAGCAGGGAGAGGACGCCTATGACCACTATGGCCCAGACCATCGTTTGAATCTCTTCTGCGGTGTATTTCATCTTCGTACCCTTGAGAATCGCCCAGAACCGTCGCTTGTCTGTCAAAACTTGCCCCTGATTGTGTACAACCAGATGGCCCCAATCAACATACCTAAAAATATCGACCCTGCCATAAACAACCAGAATCCAAGAAGAATCTGCTCAAATATCCTGTTACGTCGCGCCTTCTTTTCCTGCGCTAACCGAGCTTCTTCCCGTGCTGCTTCTTCTCGTCGATGCCTGGCCTGCACCTGAAACTTTTGCCAGTCATCCCACAACCCAGGGCGACCCTGGTAGATAAACATCTCTTTTAGTTCCTGCTCCTGCTTCTTTAACTCTTCTAGCGCAAAAAACTCTTCTAGGTCTGAGCGCTTGTGATCCGGTGTTTCTGCTACCTTTTGTTGAATCTTTGACTTGTTGTCGAAGTATTCAAAGACTGCTTTGCCTGCCTGAATGATCTCCCCAGAGTTGGCAACCGCTTCCTTAATAACTGCAAAGGCCGCATTGGCGGCTGCAAGTTCTAATAGCATAGCGTTCCCTGTTCATCTTTTACCCCCACGGAGGCGTCATAGACCCGCTAGTCGGATTTATCTTTTGTTGTAGCTGAGCAGCCAATTTCTCTTTGTATATGGTCACTTTTGCTGGGCCAATAGCCTCTTCTGTCCAGGCTTGCACTTGTTCTTGCGTTACCTGATCGTAGGGCGTAAAAGACGCCGGGTTTGGCGCAGCTAAGTTTATCGACCCAGGCACATAAACAGACACGCCGTCTTCTTCAGCAATCAGATTGAAGTACGAGGTCGATATGACATTAGTCAGCATACCTTCATGGTATGTCACGCCAAGGCTAGGAAACTCCCAGCGGTATTGGATCGCCATGTTAATTACCTTTCATAGCCGCAAGCTCGGCCTTAACAGCGTCTAGTTCTGCCTTTAGTTCCTGTATGGCCTTGATAAGCAGCGCAACCATATTCCCATACGACAACGCATCTGGTTCATTTTTAGCGTTGTACTGCACAAATTCTTGCAAACCAGCGGCGTGAATTTCTTCTGCTATTAGACCAGCGTAAGTTTGATCACCAGCGACTTTATTTTCATCTGTGCGATTATCTTTGTAGTAAACCGGGCGCAACGCCATTACCACGTTTAAACCCTTATCGTAGTCCGTGACATCTTTTTTGTATCGGATAGAAGATGTAGAACGGTACAAATCCCCGCTTGCACCAACAAACACGTTTGCAGCCGAACCTGTGGTGTTGTTGTAGGGAGAAAGAGCAGCCGCTCCAGTGTAAAAAACACCATCATCTCGCACACGAAACAGTTCAGTAACACTGCTATTCCGAATCCATGCGGCAGACGTAGATGATGTAGATCCAAGTCCGTTAACAATAAAACGTTCAGTAGCAGATGTACTTGTAGCAATTGCCACACTTCCGGCAGAACTTATATTTATCCTAACAGTTCCATTTGTGGCAAAACTTAAGGCTTTTTCGTTTGTGGTACCAATCGCCATATTTGACGACGGCGCACCTGTAAATAACACCTGACCGGCGTTGCTTGCACCAAGTGAACAAGATATAGAGTTGCTTGTGGAATTATAAAAAGCATCAGCGCCAGAGTTAAAAATGTGCATCCTTGATGTTGGGTTTGTTAGACCAACACCCACATCTCCGTTAGATTGGATACGCATCTTTTCGGTGTCTTCGATCTGGAGGGCCATGAACGTTGCGCCCCCAGAAGTGTTGTACGCCGAACCTCCATACACGCTGTCATATCGACCGCACGTAATTAGCCCCTTTTCGTCTGGGGCTGAAGCCAACAAACCAAACGTTTGCGACCCCATGATTGTTTCACCAAGATACACAAGACTTTCAATCTCAAATGCTTTTTCGCCGTTTAAAGAAATAGCTACGTTTGTATCAAGATCTGAAGGAAAATAAATCCCGGTGTTGGTATCAGACGCCGCAGCGAGAGCCGGTGCGCTTACACTTCCGTCAGTAATTTTTAGAACACTTGTTACAGACCCACTTATAGAAACGTCCCCGGTAGCTGTTGTAGCCCCCGTAGTACCATTGTGACTAACCCGCAATACCTGGGTACCGTTTGCTGTTAACGCTACTTGGTTAGCGGCTGGGAAGTACAGACCGGTGTCGGTGTCAGAAGTCGTAGTTAGGCTTGGTAACCCAACAGTACCAGCATTTAACGCAACGTAGTCATCAGCAAACCGTGTGTTTGTACCATCGCAAAACACATTAGCAACACGCCCGTTTGGGATCGTGACACCGTTACCAGCAGAGGTCTTAACCCGGATGCTCTGACTACCAGATGTGTTGTTTTCTACAATGTACTGTTTCTCAATAGCAGGGATAATCAGATCCCGTGTGGCAGAAAGATTGCCAGAAGACGTAACGTTGAGAACCAGATTCCGAAAGACCTGTGAGCTATTACTGTCGGTATAGGTTAGCGTGTAGTTGGCATCTGATGGAAACGTAGCCGTAGCCCGACCTGTGATGGCTTCTTCCAGCGCAGTGCCTAGGTTTGTGTTGGTCGTCGTTCCCCAGGTACCAGCCTGTTCGCCAGTGCCAATGAGTTCGATCTTAAGTGGGCTGTACGTACTTGCCATGATTTACTCCGGTTGATTGGTAGCTACCCAAGAGGTTGTGGCTTCATCCCACAAATATTGACCGCCGTCATTAGGCATCTCTACAGGGGCTTGCCAGTTAGCAATTGTCTCATTTAAGACCCAGGACGGGAAGGGTTTGGGCGGTACGAACGCATCCAAGTTGGCATCGTATGTATACCCGATACCAGCATAGTTCTTGCGGAGGTTGCCGTTGTAGCTGGTCTGTTTCCAGGTTCCCCTAAATAAACGCTCACAAAAGGCAGCGCCAATGTATTCTTTCTCAACGCCAGCGGCATCTGAACAGTCTTTGTTATCGACAACGATAACCTGGGTGACGATATTGTTTTCGTCAATACGTGCAAAATGAGCCATGTCTATCCTTTAAAAATCTAAACCTGTTAAAGATTCACGATCACCAAAATTACCTACAGGAAAGGTGTTAAACGACAGCGAGATCCGTGTATCTTTACCATGCACTGTTTCAACCATATGAACTAGATTGGATGGAAATATAAATAACCTACCAGTATATGCTTCCATCCACCAAGACTCAGAGTTATACACGTTCCAGTCTTTTGTCGGTGTCTTTAGCTGCTGATACCCATCACGGTAGAAGTAAATCTTGTCCGTCTCTTTGTCGGCCTGGGGGTACAGAACACCAGAGATGAAGCTGTTAGGGTGAGCGTGTTTATGGTGAAACTGTCCTGGCTCGGTGTAGTTGCACCAAGACTGCGTGATGCGTAGGGTAGTCTCATTCTTAGGTGCATAGACTGACTTGAAATACTCGGCTATAGACTGCTCTATAAAATCCTTTACGCCCTTTAATTCAGGATTCTTCAGGATCGTGTTATCTGCGCTCGTCGTGTTACCCATGTTATTGCGCTTCTCTTGGTTTTTGATAAACGCAATCTCTGTATGGGTAAAGTCTCGCCCAAGATCAAACATACCTAACGCTGTTGGAAACAGATTATGAATTTGCAATTGCTTCCTCAATTATCTTTTGTTGGCCTGTGATCTCTTCAATCTGTTCAGGCAACCAGAGGGTGTTGATAGAATCTTCAAAGGCTTTGATCTTGTCTATGGTCTGATCAATTTCTTCTTTTGTGGGCTGCGGTCTAGGATCTTCCCACCGAGTAAAACCAATACCGCCTGTCCATTCCCATTTAGCACCAGGACGAAGTAAGTGCATTGCCATGTCCAGCCCAACAAGTCTATAGATTTTTGTGTCCATTATTGATTTGTCTTAATAATTACGATTCCAGAGCCACCGGCAGCACCAGCTAATCCTTGACCGCCACCACCACCGCCACCACCGGTATTTGCAGTTCCAGCGGTTGCGCTTCCTGTGGAATGTTTACCATCACCACCACCCCCTGTACCGCCTGTACCATCTGTACCTGTTGAATAGCCTGCGCCACCACCACCACCTGCTCTAGTTACAGAAGTTCCTGTAATTGATGAGGCTGTACCATTGCCACCGTTGCCGCCGTTGCTTCCGCTTCCAGCACTTCCTGTTGCACTAGCCCCTCCACCGCCGCCACCAGAAGCAGATCCTCCAGCACCGCCATTATTTCCTTGACTTGGAGAGGTATTTGGTGTGTTTCCAGCGCCACCATTACTTAGATCACCTTGTGATGACCCACCACCAGATCCACCAGAGCCTCCCGTGTAAGGAGAAACGTAACCGTTTCCAAGACCACCACCAGTAGATGTTATTGTGCTAAAGACTGAATCAGATCCTTTTACACCATTAGCTTCTGATGCTGGGCCACCAGCACCGCCGCCGCCTACCGTTATTGTGTATTCAGTACCTGCGCTAACAGCAAAACTTGTTCCTGTTCTGTATCCTCCTGCACCGCCACCACCACGACCACCACCGCCGCCTGAAGCCCCTCCACCACCACCACCTCCAGCAACAACAAGGTAGTCAACAGAACTTACCCCTGTCGGGCAAGTCCACTTGGCAGAAGACTTAAACACAAATACGCTCTGGTTTGGAGCCGAGTATTTAAGTATTACGATACCTGAACCACCGGCCCCACTATCTACTCCTGCTGCGTCTGCCCATCCACCACCGCCTCCGCCTCCAGTGTTTACTGTACCTGCAACTCCGTCTCCAGAGCCAGAACCACCAGTACCTCCTCCTCCACTGCCTCCAGCACCCCCAGCACCAGAAGAAGAGCCACCACCACCGCCTCCTGCATATGTTACTGATGTCCCTGATATAGAAGATGCTGTACCAGAACCACCAGCACCGCCAGTTGCGCTAGTCGCTGTTGCTCCAGCAGAAGTAGCACCACCACCACCGCCACCGCCGCCACCGCTGCCTGCCAAACCAGCACCACCATTACTTCCTTGAGACGGACTTGTAGAAGGTGTGTTTCCAGAACCACCAGCAGACCCTGATTCACCAGCACCGCCACCACCAGAGCCGCCGTTTTTACCAGCAGTGGAAGGAGAATAAGTTCCTCCACCACCGCCACCATTAGCAGTTATTGTTGAAAATACAGAATTTGATCCATTATTACCAGCGGTGTTCGGTGTAACTGAAGCGCCTCCAGCACCTACCGTGATTGTGTAATCAGTACCCGCTGTAACCGAAAAACCAGTACCAGTTCTAAAACCTCCAGCACCTCCTCCGCCACCAGCACCAGCACCGCCACCACCGCCTCCAGCAACAACAAGGTATTCAACATTAGAGACACCAGTAGGGCAAGTCCATGTGCCAGATGCGGTAAAGGTTTGAACAACTGTATATCCCTTACCAGGCCACACACCGCTTTGCATAGCGTAATACAACGCACTCATCGACCATATACCGCTTGCTACTAAAGCTGTCGGTGTGTTTTGTTTGCCTAAAACACTTCCGTTGTCACGGATGCTCATTAGCTTATTTCCTCATACGAGCAGACCACTTTAAGATCACTAGCCGCTGATGCGGTGGCCCCGATAGATTTGTCTTCTTCAAGGTAGATGTAGCTATCTTTGTCAATCACTACCAACGTAGCGTCAGCAGGTACAGTCCCGGTACTTATGATCTGAGTTGCCGTCCCACCTATGTCATCTTGTGAATACAGACTGACGGTAATATCTGCGGCGTTAGAGCCATCTACGTTAGACACGTACAGAGAGTTAATCTTAAAAACTTTGCCGGAGCTTGCAGCATTGCTTACTACAGCCGTGGCATTTGTTGTGCTTAGATCGACCACCGCTGTTTTGCCGGTAATAGTCGTTGGGCTTGCAATATTTGGCGCTGCCATTTAAAACTCCTATCCAAAGATCATTGCGTACATTACTGCTTGCGCTTTACTTGCGCCAGCCGCTGCGGGTGCTGCACTCGTCCACGTTGTACCATTTGAAGTCAGTACGTTCCCATTTGTACCTGGGGCCACAAACTGAACAGCCGAGGTGCCGTTGCCCAATATTACGTTGTTTGCTGTGAGTGTTGTTGCTCCTGTACCACCATTTCCAACGGGCAAAGTTCCCGTAATCGCTGTTGATTGAGCAAGGTTGACCGCACCAAACGCTAAAGAAGTACCTGAACGGCGAAGAACTTGATGGTCTGTGCCTGCCGCAATGCTGGCTACGTCTGCTGTAGCGTTGCCCGTAACACCTAACACGGAGAGAGCAGATCCTTGGGCAAGATTGGCAAACCCAAGCCTAGCCGATATAGCAGGTGTGATCGTTGTGCCATTAACGTACATAGACCGTTCTGCCGGATAGGTGACAAAAATATCCTTGGTCCCAGCACCCCAGTTGACAGCATTACCAGAGTTTGAAGACTCTAAGATTGTGTCTCGGCTGAGGGTCGTACCAGAAGCCGTATAGGTTCCGATACCAACTTCCCAGTCTGTTCCGTTTGTTATGGAGTAGTAGGTTGTGTTGCCATCGCCAATCACCGAAAAAGCCTGAAATCCCGTTACGGCCCCGGCAAGCGTATATGTTCCAGTGCTGGTCGTGGTTGTCGTCTCTTTGACTCTATCCTTAACTACAAGCGCCATAATTGCCCCTTAGTTTACGGTCTTAATATTTTGCCAGTTTGTAGGCTGATACGTATTAATTTGTGACCATGAAGAAGTCGTACTTGTATTTATATTAGTCCAAGATCCAGCTTCATACGTGTCAATTATTTCCCATAAAAGGCGTTTAGCAAATTCATCAGAAACAGTAACTATTTCAGCAACACTGCTGTTAAACACGCCAAGAGAACTTACGCTATCCGCTGCAAAACTTGACTCAGATACGGAAGCTACAGCGGTCAAAATCGATGTAACAGAATCTAAGGCGGTACCGGACTCTGTTATAGACACAGCAAAATCTACCTGTGCAACTAACGAATCAGAACCTGTAGAAGACTCGTTAATTAACCCGCCTACGACTAAAGTCATGCTTACAGCGTCTGACCCGGTAGCTGTTTCAGAAATACTAGCCACAGCAGTCAAAATTGAACCAAAAGCATCAACCGCTGTTACCGTTTCTGTTATCGCCCCTACTCTAGTGGCTACTACAAATGTAAATTCTTGAGCGGTTGTAGTTTCTTGTACTGTCGCTACCGCAGTTAAAACTGCGTTGTTTTGTTCTAGTATAGAAACAGTTTCTGTAGCGGTAGAATTAAAAACTGCTATAGATATGGTACTGTCTGCGCCAACAGCACTTTCAGCTACAGTAATACCAAATTGTCCTGATGGGGATACTGCGTCAAAAGCTGAAACAGTTTCTGATATAGAATTTGCAAATATAAATTCCCCACTTACAGAATCTGATGCGCTAACTGATTCTGTGGTACTAACTAGAACATTAATAACACTATCTGTTGAGTCTAAAATAGTAACTGTTTCTGCGATTAAGCCAGAACGTATAACATTTTCAGAAACACTATCAGCAGCAGTTATAGACTCAGAAAGTAAACTAGAAATAAAAATAGAACTAGAAACGGTATCTGCTAGAGTGCTTGATTCCGCAATAGAAACTGAGAAAATGTTCCCTGCCTCTGCAAGAGCGGCAAATGGTGCTTCGGCAAAAGTAGCGTACCCAAACAAGTATTACCTCTAGACGGTTTCTAATTCGCTCTCAGCAAACCACCGTGACTGTGTATTGCCATCGGCGTCAACCCAAGAAACACGATAAAAAACCGTACCGTTCTCATCCATACGAAGAGCATCAATTGGCCCCTGCGGAACCGTGACTTTAAGACGGACAGTCTGATTCTTTGTAAATGTCGTAGCCATTTTTTATCCTTTAAGCAGCATCAAGGCTGAATTCATAGGTTACGTTCAACGTGTCACCGTTCACTACAGACCGATCTCCACCAGTAAAGTTGGAGACAGAGAACAGAAGGCCCGTATTATTTGTGTTGTCTTGTACGTTGCAAAGGAAAGCGCCTTTTACCGTTACCGTACCTGTGATGCTAAATGCAGCGGGAGAACCAGAGTTATTGATAACTGACGGATCAGCCGTTGTCGCAGTACCAAACGTAGCTGTTGCCCGGTTACCGCCAGAATATGCTGTAGTCTCAGTCCAGCCAGCGTGAGAAGCAAGGGTGTCACCAGCCGCATATGCGCTAAACCCGGAATTGCTTACAAGACCAATATACCAAGCGGCTGTGTAAGTAACGCCCTTAAAATACTTGGTGTTCATGTCTTGCAGACCGGTATTGACCACGAGGTTTTTAGCCGTGTCTTCCCACTTCAGGTTGCCATCTTTGTCATAGCACTTGAAATGAAACACGCCACCGCCAGCAGCGCCTTCGCCAAAACCTTTATTTGCGGCGACAGACCCAGCAACTAGGTCAGTGCTTTTAGCTTTAACTTGCATCTTAAACTCCTTTACGAAAGTCGAATTAACGCATCCGTGCTGGATGCTGTAGGGAATGTCACCGTGAATGTCGTAGTCGAGGTCTTATCTGAACCAAAATCTAAAACACAAATAGCCCCGTTGTCACCTGCCTTGTAGATCAATGCGCCCCTTGCGGTAAACGCCCCAGACCACGACACTGAACCAAACGACACAAAAGCCACGCCGTTTGAAATGCTTTGGGTTGGCGTCAGTATTTGACCACCAGCCGTATATCCAGAAGCAACAACCTCACCTGTTGTGGTGTAGGCGCTAGTATCAGCATTTAGCGTTGCTGTATTGTTATAGAGCGCGATACGGAAAGTACCCGAGTCAAAATTAAACGCGCCCTCTAAAAGACCGTTCTTAAAAGAGTTGCAAGTGTAGTTGCCAGTAAACGCCATTTATCTCACCGGATACCTTACCTGCCCAGAACGATACGCGTCCTGACGCTCCATGCCATCACCAAGGCGTTTAGCCAGATTCATCGCCTCTTCGTAGCGCTTGTTGTACCCAGCAATAACATCAGCCTCACCCTTCATAAATGTGTAGGCTTCGATCAGTGCGCCGTATAACAACGCGGAGTCAAAATTATCTCCAAGCCATGTCGTATTAGCCGTAACAATCGACTCTGGGTAGTAGTAATAGTGAAGCTCCACCGTATACGCGGTATCTGGCGTAGGAGCCAACATAAAACTCAACTCGTTTGTTATGACGGGCGGAGAAGTGTTAGTCGTTGTAGGGCCAAATAGCGCGTAATACTTAGGAATACCTGTTGACGTAGGGTTTGGATAAGCAGCGCGTAAAAAGTTAACGTCTTTGTTTAGCAAATATTCGTAGTTACCACTACCGTCGATAACAGCTAACGAATACACGGCTAAAAAATCAAGAGGTGAGGATAGATATGGGTTAGACGGATATGTCGTGCCAGTTACGTTTTTCCGTATCGAAGGAAACTGAACGCTGTTGTAGATCCGCTGCTCAGCTTGCTGGATGAAGGTGTCAATCTGTTCTTTAGACGTGTAATTAACCAAAGTACCAGACGAATCTGAGTACTGTGTATTGGGGAAGTCATTTTCGACATACCCCTTAATCGTCTCAAACAGAGTTGCGTAGTTCATTTATCCCAGCTTCTTGCTAGAGTTGCAGCCTTTTGTTGCAGCGCCACAGCCACGCGTACGCACGGTCTGCGTATTAGGCACGTTGTTGGGATACCCGCAGGTATTGGGAACCGGAACCGGTTTAGGTTGTTTCGTCTGCATTATCGACCCCTTCCAGCTTTTTTCTGCATCATGACTTTCGCCATGCCCTTGCCCATCTTCTTCTCCAGCATAGACTCCATAGGCGAACCGCCCTTTTTGAGCTTTGTCAGGGGCTTGCCGGGGTGCATGGTTTTCTCGTGCTTGTGAACCGCCTTCTTAGCTGCGTCTTTCATACAACCTCCTATACAGTCGCTACAGTTACAGCGCCAAGCGTGATGCTCAGCGCTAGATTGTTTGGTGTCAGCCCATCATCGTTGGCCCGAGAGCCACCCACCGGTGCCCAACCCCATTGGATAATTCTACTACCCCCAGAGGGTGTCCCGTCACCTAATGGACCCGCCCCTGACGTTACTTGTAACCCTGTGGTACCCGCCGTTATATACGTTGTATCAGGACGCGGATTACGCAGCCCTTGCGGGTCATCTACAGGGTACATCCCTAACTGCAACTGCGGCTGATCTTCTTCCCAACATTCACGGCAGACCAGCAGATTGACGTTCTTTGTCTTGATTATGAGCGTTCGTAACTCTTTCAGGCGGTACTGAAACCCACAGCGATCACACTCCGAGATCGCAATCTTGCCTGACGCAAACCTGTTACCCATATCACGTTATATACATTCTGCGGGGAACAAGCCTGTCCGCCGCCTTCTCACGATCCTCACCTGCCGCCAACTCCCACGCCTCGTCATACATAACCTTTAGGTCAGCCAGACGGTTGTATGCTTCAGGAATTTTTAACGCTAGGTAGTACGCAAGCCCTGCTGTCAAGCAGTTAAGAAAACGGAACGGAATATCTTGGGTGTGCACCCCGCCAGCCCCAGCATCTTGGATACGCCGCATACGCCAGTAAACGAACGTATAGGTCGTCGAAGTATCAGGGGTAGGCCAGACATTGATCGTAGGCGCGTTGACGCCTGTGGGGGTCGTAGCACCGCTCTGCCGGTTGATCCAGACCTGGATGGGCCTGCCCTGTGCCAGCTTGTTAGGGATCGTAGCGTAGGTCGAGACACTGATCCGCGTAATCGTCAGATCCGCCTGATTGGGCACGCTACCGGCTTGTGTACGGATCACATGCTCTAAAAGATCCACCGTGTCCACGGGAAGCGCGTAAGTGGCTTGCCCAGGCACCAGAACGATCTGGCCCTGCTCTACCGTCCACAGATTGATACCTCGGTTTGCCCAATCGGCAAACAGCAGGTTCATGCTGCGCCGCGCCGTACGAAGGTCATAGCCCGTACGCAACTCTGCGCCACAGCGCTCAAACGCTTCTTCTACAAGCTCGTTAAGATCGAGGTTGAAGGTGGCGGTGCCAGAGGTTGTCACTTACTCATCCCTTTTAGCGTACGGGCAAGACGCGCACGTTGGCCTAGTTTTCCAGGCTTCTTGGAGGCGGCGACTAATTTCTTTTCTGGGATTGTTTCGCCTTTTTTCACACCAAGCGATTTTCGTAAAGCGCCGGGTTTTTTGATCGCCTTTTGTATCCATCCGCCAGCCTTTTTCTCAACAACCCCACGTCCCATTAGCACGTCGGCCTTGGTGACTTCGCCGTCTTTATTCAGATCTGGAAATGTCTTCGCCATTATCGAAACCTCGCTGTCTTTGCTGCAACTGACTTTGGTTGTTTAACAAATTGTTTTCCAGCAGCTTTACCAGTTCTTTTCGCTCTAGTCGTCGCTGCATACTCAGCTGGAGATAGTGCGTTGATCGCCTTCTCTGGGAGGTAACGTTCGCCAGTAACGGAAGACGGTTTCCCACTTTTAGTTCTCCACTTTTGGCTGGTCCAGTCTTTTAAGCTCTGCTGCGGCTTCTTTAGTGGCATCTACTTCAGTCTTTCTCCGCTCCCGGAACACCTGTGCAGCTTTTAAAACCCACGAAAACACATTGCCGTCCCGTTTGGGGTCGTACACGGGCGGAGAAATCACTTATACCCACCTCCGGCGGCTCGATACTTCTTAGCCAGGAGTTGCGCCTTGCGTGCTGACCACTGACCAGCTTTGGTGCCATGTGTAGCCGCTGCCTTAACCTGTTCAAAAAGACGCTTACGCATTGAAGGCTTCGTATAAGTGCCTGCTTCATTGACACGCGATTTAGTCTCGCCGCCATCTTTGAACGTCTGAAACGTGTCACCATCTTTACGGCGTCCCGTTTTAGCTTTTGGCATTTTGGATGAGCGCACTGCGCCCATCCCGCGACTCGGCAACATTTAGCACTTAGCCTTGGTCATCTTGGTCTTCGGCATACCGCCATTCATCATGGCGATCATCTTGCCCTTGGTTTTGCCTTTGGTAGCAACACCGTCACGGCTCGGGGCGGCAGTCTTAACAGCGCCCATCTTGGTGGCACCCATACCAGTCATCTTTTTCATAGCAGTTCCTTTTCCTAATTACGTTGGCCTAACGCGTCTATCTTGGCTTCCAGACGCTTGAACCCATCATCAAAATGTTCCCGAATCTTATCCAGATCGGCCCGTACTTCTGCGCGGGTAATGTGCTCCCGCGCCACTTCTTCCCGCGTACGGTTCAGCAAAATGCTGATCCGCTGTAGTTCATCGAACTTGCCCTTAAGCAGCATACCCATAACCGCCACTATCGCGCTCAACACGACGTTCCAAAGCATCATCTCCATTTAGCAGTTCCATGCTCTCAACGATTTATTGATACGAGAGTTCGGATCTTTAGCTGTCTTGGCAGATGTCAGCTTCTTCTTCATGCCTTTCATACGGGCACAGAACGAATCCCGCCTAGGACCGCCTTCAGGCTGCGGGGCTTTTAACCCCGGCTTTCCAGGGTTGGCAGCGTTATAAGAAGCTCGGCCCTTGGCGTTAAGACCCCCTTTAGGGTTCTTGCCCTCTTTACGCTGCCATGCTGGAGTCTTAGCCATAGATCAGAGTCATCGAAGTGGTGTTGGTGACAGTACCGTGCAGACCAGACTCGCACAGAATACCTTCGCCGGGCATCGGGATAATCGTGTAACCAGCGGTTGTACTAGCAGCGGTATTGACCGTTATAAGGATTTTTCCACTAGCACCGCCTTCACGAATAACCACAGACCCAGCACTAGCGCCATTAACAGCATAGATAGTCTTAATCCGCGACCGTTGAATGGCATTGTTGTTTTGGTCTAAAAAGTTACCGGTTGACTCTAGCGGCTTAGTCGCTAGTACGTCATATTGCATAGTAGGCATTTGAGCCTCCTAATTAAGCGGTACGCGTGAAGACGTATGCCGTGGGGCTAGAGAACATCAGCGTGTAACGCGCAAGGCCAGTAGCACCGGACGCAACTGTCAGATCACCAAACGAACCAGCGGTGTCAGCAGCGGCGGTAGAAAGAATAGCATTGGTGTTTACCGCAATAGTTACCGTGCTTGATCCACCAGTGTTGTCGATGTAAAGGTCAAGAACCGTACCTTTAGTTGCACCGATAGCGCTACCAAGATCCGTACCTGTGGGAAGCGTAATAGTGGTTGCCGAAGCAGAAGTAGAAGTGATGTAGCCAGAAGCAACTTGAGCCGGTGTGGCAGTAGCAGTTGCGTTAATTGCGTTGGCGGATTCAACTTGGTGCCCGTCAATAAACCCGTTTTGGGATACGACTGGGCCATTAAAGGTCGTACGTGCCATTAGAGACTCCTTGTGTAGTAGCACATCCCCATATCGTCTCTACTAAGTCTGCTAGGTCAGTCGATATGAGTAAAAATCCTAGACTTGTTCTCTTTGTATCAGGTATTTGTGGGGGCGTCAAGGTGTTTCCACGTCTCTAGCAGATCCGGCATTTTGTTGGACTTGGCTAAGTTTTCGGCTTGCGTCATCACCCGCAAATTCTTTAAAACGTGTAGCCCACAAACCTCTTCGCTGATTAACGGGTAAATGTGGTCCACCACGTAGCGTTCGCCAGTAAGTCTGGTAAGTCTCTGCGCTTCTAGGTATAGCTGGCGAATAGCTTTTTTCTCAGCAGCACCGACCCAAGACGGTGTGGCGTTTCTATGACGCCGTTTACGCACGCTGGTTAGCGCTTTGTAAAGTTCTGGGTTGGCGGCTTTATGTCTGTTCCGCGCTTTTTGTCTTTCTTCAGAAGGTCTAGCTGCCGCGCGCGCAATAACAGCCTCACGATTCTTCTGGTAGTAGCGTCTCCCTGCGGCCCTAGCCGCTTCAGACTTCGGCTTCTCCTTACGCTTCTCGTTATCTACTACCCAGTCTTCCTTCATGCACTCAACGCATACACCCTTGGTTTTGCGTAAGGCTATATGCCCCCTAGAGCATGGCAAGCCTGTGAAGTAGTGCGTTGCACCTTGTGCTTTTGCCTCTGCGCGGTTCTTTGGATACTCCATGATTTCCTCCTTTGGTTACGATACGGGAAATCATACAACAATAAAAAACCCCGCGCAAGGCGGGGTTCCAATCTAGCCCAAAGGCTTGATTTATAAGGCTTAAGCGCCAGGAGATCCAAACATACCGAGAGGGTCACTCCAGCCAAAGCTGTACCGCTCACGAGCTTTGTAACGTACGTTGCCTGTATCGAAGTCACCATCCATTGACGTCTGCATCGGCGTACGCACAAAGTGCTTCAGACCGTTAGGAACGTCCGTGGTGAGGAACCAGGCATCCGGGTCGGTCAGGAAGTGGTTAATGGCATAACCCTCGGGGATCGAGCCATTATTCCGAATGGCGTTAATGTCGTTGTCAGCCGTAGCGGTACGGAGTTCCGTTTCCAACAGACGGGTTGCAACGAATTGCAGCGCAGGAGGAATAATCAGCTTGCGGGGGCGAGCAGCGATCAGGAGACCACGCTCATCCGTCCACGCGGCGATCTGAATAACGGCGGCTTCAAGAGAAGTCTCGTTCAGGTCAGCCGGAGTAGCAGGCTCGTTGGAGTTTACACCACCAGAAATCAGGGGGTGCTGGGTATCGAACAGGGCAACACCGTCACCACCGGGGTAGGACGAGCTAAAGCCGTTGTTCAGAACCGAAGCAGCCTTGACTTGCTTGGTGTACGCCATAGCACGGGCCAGAGCCTTGGTATACCGGGACGACAGGCTGTCGTACAGGTTGTCCTCGATGGCCTCTTCCGTAACGGAGAAGCCAAGGGCAATGGTCTCGTGCGTGTAGCGCGATGTAAAAGCCTCTTGCGCGTTATCGTAGGCAATCGCACTGCCTTCGTTCTTCACCGGGGCGGCGGAGAAGCCAGACAGTTTGGTTTCCTCTTCAAACGAACGCTCGGAGGTTTCGGTTTCGTAAATCTCCTTATGCTCTTCGCCATAACGAGCATATTCAAGACCGAACAATGCGTTCAGACCGGGCAGGAGTTCCTTGAGTAGTTGGGCGCGTGAAATAGCCATTTAGTTTGCTCCTTATACGCCAGTCGGGTTGAGATACTGATGTCCGCCGGTCACAGTACTAATGTAGTCGGGATCGACAAACGTAGTAGCGACGTACGGGGCGTTCCACTTAACAATAACTTCAGTGAACGCATCAGCGCCAGTAGCAGTTGCAGGCACCACATCGACAATGCGAAGGGGGCGAGACGCAACAGCCGAGGTGGAATCATCCGCAGCCACACCAGAGTTACCGGTAGTTGTGCTACCAGAGTTCTGAATGAGGGCGGTGTTCTGACCAACAGCCGTACGACCAACGGTGCCAATAGTGGTACCAGACGAGCAGATAGCCACTTTGAACAACTGGTCAGGATCGTCAGCTACATAAGCCTGAATATCCGACGCAACCGTGTTGGCGGGATAGTATTGGGAAAACAGGGGTTGTTTGGTGTTGGGGTTCGTGTACGTGCAACCCAAGAAAACACCGACAATACCGGTGGCAGTGATGGTGGTGGTACCGGTTTCTTTCACCAGAACGCCGTCGCTGCTAATACGCACGACATCACCATAAAAAATGGAAGTGTCATAGTTAGAAGCGATAGGAATTAGGCGAGTTGCACCAGCAAACACCTGACCGCCGATCAAATTGATCGGGATTAGCCCGTAAGGGGCTGAAACAGCAGGATATGCCATATTAACCTCTCAATAAAAGTTATTTAGAACCAGACCCAAACCCAACACCTCTGGTCGTCGAGCTTTTCTTCTCGCTAAACAGGGGCATGCGCGGGTCATTGTTTCGCAGGAAGTTGTTATCCACAGCCTCCATCTGCGCCTTGTTTTGACCTTGATAGTAGTTGTTACGCGAATCTGCCAACTCCTGCGGCATCTTGCATAGCATCAAACCACCGAGTTCAACGTTACCATTTTTGTTGCCAGCGAGCTGTAGCTCGGGGTGATCTTCTGCGCGTACAGGCTCCCATCCTTCCCGTGTCCGTTTGGATACGTTCTGGGGAGTTGCCTGGCCCAAAAGTTCTATGCCAACCCACTTAAACCGCCATCCGGGTTGTGGAGTTGGCTCTGGAAGCGTGCTCGCAGGCTGATAGACCATACGGGCAGCACTCTCACGTGTTTGAAGGTTTCTAGGCGTACGCTCTTGCGTACCGTCACGACTAATTCGTTCAGACATATTAGGACTCCGAGTTAAGTTTTAATACTTCGGTTGCATACTGTTTATTGGTAAGACCAAGCCGTCGAGCAATCGCTTCTTGCGATTTAGTCAACGTAACTTGCGTTTTCTTAGCCGCAGTACGGGTAGGAGCAGCAACAACGGTTGCCGGACGTTTAACTTCTCTCGTTTCCTTCTTCGTCTCACCGAAAAAATCGGGAAACACTTCACGCATGCGAGCGTCTACCCGCTCGTAATATTCAGGTGTTCCTGCACGGACACCGTTTGTGACCAACTTCTTATGCACAGCATACGCGAGAGCGGTCATCTCATCATCCTGCCCAAACCACTGATTCCGCGCTTGCCATTTAATATCGGTATCAGTCAGTTGAACAGCAGGTTGTTGCTGCGTAGGTGTTACATATACCTCTTTTTCTGGTTGTTGTAAAGCGGGAGGGCGATATGCCTTTGCCGCTTCAGAACGATATTTTGCCGCAGCCAACTCTTCTTGCGCTGCAATAATCGCATCAGTGTCGTAAGACTCCTGCGCCGCTTTTAGTTTCTGCCGAGCCATTTGCAGTTCCATATCAGCCTGAGACTGAACCACTTTTGTATATGTCTCGGCCCCTGCCTGGAACTGGTCACGCAGACGCTTGTTTTCTGCCAATAACTGCTCAGCAACACGCGCTGCTTCTTCTCTTTCTCTTAAAGCGGCTTCTTTCGCCCGTCTCTCGTCGTGCCGTGCGTGGGTTAATTCACGCATCCGCTTCTGAACCTTGTCGCTATATTCCGCAACTTCTTCATCGGTCGGATCATTGACATCACGATCAAGAGGCTTACGGCCCCGATCTTCTTCCGGCGTATCGTCTACAACCTCTAGCTCAATATCGTCTTCTTCGGTACGAACTTCTACTTCTTCGTCCTGCCCTTGCTGCTCTTGTTCATCGGGAAATTTATATGCTTCTGGCATTTCTAGCTCCTATTAAGCGCGTGTATAGCCACGTGGATCTTCAACAACGGCTTCTACCTGATCGTCATTAATCAAGCGGAACTCTCTGCCGTGAATTTTGAAACGAGTTCCAGAGTAAGCCCTAACTAACACAAAGTCACCCTTCTTACACCACGGGCCGTTAGGAAACTTAGCTGCATCTGCGTAGGCATCGTCGCCTACATCCACCACAAACAGCACGGTCGTACTGTGCTCTTCTATCTTTGTTACCGAATCCGGTTTTAGAAGGTCGGTTCCTGAGAACTTGTCTTCAACTTCCGGTATCGCGCATAACAACTTCCAACCTCTTGGTTTGGGTAACTGGGTTGCTTGCGGTTCTTGTGCTTCTTCAGTCATTTGCTTCCTCAACTTTCTTGGCAAGGTCTAAAAGATAGGACTCTGCAATGGCTAGACCTTGAATAACACCACAGAGTTTTTGGTACTGCTCAAAACTTTGGCACGCTCCACCGGCGAGATCGTCGGCGTAGTTGTTCATATCCTCACGGATACGTTTGCGCAGATGTTCTGCGAAGGCTTCTATCACTGGGTGTTACCTCCTTGGGGTTTACTGCTTTGTTGACGCATTTGCGCACGGCTTTGTGCGACAGATGTACCGAGCTTCATACCTTCTAGCTCGCCTTTTAACGATAGCTCGTCAACAGCTTGGGCTGTACGCGCCAAGAGTTCACGGTTTTTAAGCTCCATCTCATCGACTTTTGCCGTGGCGTTGACGATGAGTTCCTTCTCTTTAATCGCAAGTTCTGCCTGTTTTGTCTGCGCATCGACCATATCTTTCTGGGCTTTGCGTTGGATTTCTGCCTGTTTAAGCGCCAACTCTTGCTGCTGCATCTGGATGAGCGGATCTTGTGCCTGCTGTTGGGCTTGTTGCTGCGCAGCTTTAGCCTGGTTGTTTGCCAACACACGCTTGGCGGCTTCTGCCGTAAGACGCGAGACCTGCAACTCAAGCTCTTTGGGCATCTCATCTTCAGGCGAGGGCAACGGTATACCCAACTGCTCTTCGATCTGACGGCGATATGCGAACCCTGCGTGCTCGGCAATATGTGCTTGCATCGCAGCAAACATCATCTGTGCCTTGGGGTTCTGCCCCATGAGCGCTGCCATCTGTGGATCTTGCAGTGCAGCAGTATGTACGGCGATGTGGGCATCGTGGTCCTGATATATGAACGCCTTCACAGGTTTGCCCTTCATCACTTCCATGTTCTCCGTGACAGGATCTGTGGGTTTCTGATCATCTTCCACCGGCACCAGCTTGGCAGCGTTCTTGATCCCCAGCACTTCTAACATCTGGCGATGCAACTCGGGCAGGTTGTAGATCTGTGGCGCAGTCTGTGACAACTGGATCACTGCTTGATACTGCACAACCCGCTGAGACATCGTGGCGGCATTGGGGTCTGACACGGGGATAATCTCCACCATGTCGTAGTCAGCCTTCTTCGCCTGCCGCGTGCCTTCTACCGGGTCGTAGTCATACGTATCGTCGGTGTAGTCACGGATGATGTTTGCCAACAACTGCAACTCTTGCTTGAACGCGTAGTGCACGCGCGCCTGAACAGCCGACATCACCTTGAGCATGCGCTCCAAGAGGGCAAGCGTCGTACCGACCGGTGCCTGCGCACTCATGTCGGAGATCTTCATGTCTGCCGTTGCGGCAAACCGTCGGCCTTCTTCCACAATTGTGCCAAGCAACTGATACAACGTGGCACTCGGCTCCTTGTACGGCAGGGGCAGAATGTTATCCCGCAGCGCACCAGAACCAATATCTACATCTCGGAACTCGCCCGGAGCAATCGGCGTGTCGTCGCCTTTGATCCGCAAGCCCCTAGCCTTCAGACCACCAGGAAGGTTCGATAACGTACCGGCGTCCACCAACTGCCGAATGATCGACGTTGCCGACTTGGCAAATCCACCAATCAGGTGGAAGAGACCGAACCCATAGAACCCAAACCCAGGGATGTAGACGTAGTGAACGAAGTGATCGCGCTTCTCTTTTGTCTCGTCATCTTCGTAGAAGTTACGCCGTATGGACAATACATCGCCTGTATGCGCCAGTATTGTGACTACATACGGTATGGCTATGCCTGTCGGCTCGCCATCTTCCTCGTCTTCGTACCCTTCCAGATCCAAGTTGACGTGGGATTCATACAGCAGGAACCGATCATCGTTCAGACTGTTGATGCCAGTCTCTTTGTCTTTCTTCTCTTGTATCTCGTTCTTTGTTTTCGGCGGATCGCCAAGCTCGATGTCCCGATAGAACCCAGCCACCTGGAGCTTGCGAATCTCATTTTTGGTCTTATACATACGGTGCGTCGCACGCTCCGCAGTATTTAGAGACGCCGCGCCGTAGGGCACGATCACATCTTCGGCAGGCACAAAGATCGATGTCTGACGCTGGAGCGACGGATCGTAATACACCTTCTTAAACGCAGACCCGGTAGCTGGCAGGTTCCACAACATCCGCTCGTGCTCGGTACGAAACTCCGGCATGCGCTCGGTTAACTCGTAGTTCATGTCGTGTTTGACCCGCGCGGCAGCATCTTCTTTCTCCCGCGTCTCTTTACCCAGAATCTTTGTCTTCACCGGTCCCTGGGCAGGGAATGTCTCCATGATTGTTTCGGACTGGAAGCGCACAACGGCTTCTGTAATCATGGGGTGGAACACGCCACACGCGCCGTCCCACGGTTCTGTTCTTTCCTCGTACTGCAACCCAAGCAGCGTCAGACCTTCTTTGTACGTCTTCTCCCAGTCTTTGCGGGAGTCGAGGTCACTTTTAATATCTTCTAGCAGTTCACTACCAATAAGCTGAAGGTCATCTTCACTAATCTCTTCTGCCAGATTGGTATAAAAATCTGCCTCTTCTTCTGGCTCGATTTCAATCTCCAGACCACCAGCGCGGATCTTTACTTCTTCCGGGTCTTCGATCTCAATCTCAATATCCGGTTCGCCCAACGTATCTTCTACGTCTTCGATAATCCCACGGGGGGCTTGGTACAGACTTTTCTCGACCGCCATAATGGCTCCTAGTAATACGCCGCTCTGCGGCCTGATTTAAAGAATCTGGGTTCGTCTGGTTCATCGCTAGGCAACGTAATGAACCCACCATTTCTAAAGCGTAACAGTGCCTGCGTCATCGTGTCCACGTAGTCATCGTGCTCCCCGACTGGGAACGCAACCACTTCCTCGATCACATCTCTGGCCCACCGCCTATCTGGTGCCCAGACCGACCCGCTTGCAAAAAGATCTGCTACCGCGTTGACCCGCGCTATCTTGTCATTACCCCGGCTTGGTGTGAACTCATCAACCGGTATCCCCATCCTACGCAGTTCTTGTATTAACGGCGCACCTGCCGCCTTCTTCTCCACCAAAAACGCGTCTGGGTTCCATTCTTTCCACTGTTTATACGCCACTTCCTTTAACTCTGGAAACTCCATCCGGTCTTTAAACGCATCGAGCAACATCAGACTTGGCCTGTTACCCTCTTCCTCGTTATACCAGACACCCCAGGTTGTACACGCCGTATAGTCAGCGGTGGTCTTGGCTTCGTGCGCCGTATCCCAGGACTGAATAATAAACTCGCATGGCGGTGGATCGTCGTGCTCCCAAATTCTCCAATGCTGTCTCTTAATAAACGCAGCCGAGTCTGCCGTGGGCTGCTGCATATACTGGGCGTTCCAATACCTCGGGTCCATCGCAGCTTTTTTCTGCTTTAGCTGCTCCACGGGCCACTGCTCGGGCCAGAGCGACTTCTCCCGCTCCGTGTTCTCAAACAATATAGCTGGCAGTTCTACGATCTCCCACGGATCTGCGTCTGGGTTTCTCGCCTGAAACGTCAAAAGCCTACCCGTCAGGTCCACCAACGACCACCTCGTCATAATCACCAGAATCGCACCCCCTGGCATCAGACGCTGTAACGGACCAGTCTGGAACCACGACCACGCATTATCAAACGTAGCCCTGGAGTTCGCCTTTATGTCCTGTTCTGAATGAGGATCGTCAATAACAAAGAGATCAGCACCGCGACCTGCGAGAGCGCCGCCCACACCGACGGCGTAATACTGACCGCCAGCCGATGTAGACCATTTCCCTGCCGCTTTTTGGTCATCTGCCACAAGAGTTCCTGGGAATACATTGCGATAGTCCTCCCCCTCGATCAGATTTCGTACCCGCCTACCAAAATCCTCCGACAACCCCGCCGTGTGGGTCGCCATAATGATCTTCTTCTCTGGGTATTGCCCCAGAAACCATGCAGGAAACAGGTAAGAGGAGAACTCTGACTTACCCATACGGGGCGCGATGTTGATAATCACGCGTTTTTTCTTACCCGAGGCCACATCTGCGAAGATTTTCGCCAGTTTCCTGTGGTGTGCCCCCTCTTTGAACCCTGGATAGACCTCCTTGGCAAAGGAAATCATGTCCCCACGGGCGTTTTTTAACCGCAGACGCCTCTGTTGCTCCTCCAACTCCTCTAAAAACTCGTACTTCTGCTGTGGCGTCATGCCTGCCAGCAGATTCTGGATCTCCGCGTCACTCAGACGGTTCATTTTCTTCTACGTCTGTGACGTTCTCGTCGTCTTTCGGCGCGTCAATCGTATTCTGTATAGCTAGGAGCTTCTCTTTAATCTTGGCGTCTAACTCTGAATCAGACAATTCTGTCTTCTTCACCTCAATCCTGTCCGTAAACAGCCCTACCTCCGTCACGCGGCCTAGCAACTCTAGCGCCTTTAGACGGATTCTGGCGTCTGGGTGGTCGGTCTCCTCCAAAATCTTAGCCACCGCCATACCCCGGATCTCTTTAGCCTGCTCAACAAACGCCCAGTCATAGGCGGTCAGCATCCCAACCAGCTTCTTAACCGCCGGGGGTACAGTGACTTTCGCCACCGCGTTCTTTGCCTCGGCTGGTGTTGCCACCAATGCCTTAAACGCATCACGGGCCTGATTCTCTTGCGCTGTCTGGAGCACCTCTTCATCCGTACGCGCGCCTAACTCTTCTAACCAGTCCGTCGTTTCTATCTGCCCTTGCAGCAGATCTGTTGCCGAGAGCTTTTTCTCAGGCGTAAAGGATTCTCTGGGTGCAGTCAGCACCTCGGGTTCGTACTCGATCTCCAACAAATGTTCTAACACGCGGGGGTCTCCCGAAGCATAGGGTTGTACCTAGTGGGGGTGAGTGTATACTCTAGGCGTGTGGTCTCGCAAGGGGCTTCATGTTGTCTCTCCTTCGGCTGAGTGCGCTCAGTCTTCCCCCCGTCGAGCTACCCCCTCTACTGCTCCGGGGGATTTTTTTAAGCTACTTTGTCAAAGATTTGACAATAACTATTTTTATTTTTACAAATATTTTTAGCATTGGCGTTTCCTCCTTTGCTGTATTTAGCGTGGGACGAGGGGGTGGGGTGGATTTTTGCCGGTGATTGGCAAGGGGGATTTGCGCAGCGGTATTGGATAGAAATTTGACAAAGTGTGGAGCGTGGTTGCGAAACACTGTTCTTGCCGCGCCGCTGCACCGTCACACAATTGGGGGGCCACCCTGGGGTAGGGTCGCAAAAAACCTAAAATGCCTCGGCAGAGCCAGGGCAAAAAAACCTATTATGTTAGAATGTAGTTGTCATTGGGGCTGGCCCGATGACTGCATCGCCGCTTGGCTTTGCAACACATGTAGCAAACTTACTAGGAGAAACAACAATGAACTACGCAACAGAGCGCAAGACCTATCGCACCTTTCTTAACAGTGGCTCAGCCGTACGCGACATGATCACAAAGCATCTAGGCAAAGACGGTTCACTACCTGACGCACTCGTGGAGGCATTGGCACAAGAGCACGCGCTCGCCTACTCATGCACGGTGGAACAAAACAAAGACGGCGCGTGGAAGTTTAAGGATGCGCAAGGCGAGCGGCACGCCGCCGCGCAGATGCAATGGGGCCGAATGGTTGACCCGTATCACAAACGCGTTCGCAGTAACCGAGGCGGTGCGCGCGATGTCAACCGCAAAGATCCTGTCAGTGAATTGGTAGCAGGCTTTTGGGATCTCACCGCAAAACAACGCGCAGATTTCCTCGCTCGCATCAAGTAATTGACAAGATTGTGCGGCTCACGAGTGGCGCGGGATGCTTCGCGCCTATTCCAAACCTCTTTGCAACACCTGTAGCAAAACAAACCACTAGGAGATTCAACCATGAACTACCAAGACTCTATCCGCGCCATTACCACCGCTTATGCTAACTACCTCAATGCAAGCCACTGGGGAAATGACGCCGACATTGGCGAAGCCCTCCAAACCCTGCACCGCCTGAAGGCTGAGCACAAAGCCAAGTACGGCGCACTCGTTCGCATCAACGGCGAATGGATCTAACTCGCAACCATCTAAGGAGATTCAACCATGTCCAAAACCTTCAAAGACTCACGCACCACCCGCAACCTCGTCAAAACCGACAAGCCCAGCAAGGCCCCTATTCAGGCCTACAAGCGGAAGAGACTCAAAGAGCAGTACCGCCTAGATCCCACCTGGAAGAGCGGCTTAGAGCACCGCCTAGGGGCCGACGATTGAGCTTTGCAACAGATGTAGCAAACCCCCTCCTTGCTTTGCGTATCACAAACTTACTGGCAGTAAGGAGGGGTCAAAAAAGACCCTCGGACAAATGTCCTGGGTTGGTGTGCTTTGGCGCACTACCTGGACACGCGCAAACGGCTTGCCGCCGTCCTGCGTCCACGAAGCGTCCTATATAACTATATTTTTAAATAGTTTTATATATATATATGAGGGGGTGGACAAGTTGACACCGACAAAGAATAAAAAACATTCTCAGGCTTTGAGGCTTTCTCTGTTATTTTTCGTGGACATTTCGGACACTGAAGACTACAATGCAGTGCTGGTGCGGTTTCGCGGCCTCCCACCTACACATGACAACAGCGACAATCCCAGGACGCGTTTTTAAACGAGGTAGACACATGCTATGCCCAAACTGTGAAACTGAAAAAGAAACCAAAGATTTCCGCCGTGTAGCCACCCTTGCGCAAACCCGCGCATGGCTCCGAAACCCCGACGCTACGCGTCGCATGGAGTATGTCGGATCGTTTTGCAACACCTGTAGCAAACAGCACGCGCGGCATTCCAAAGACCTATCCCCTGGCGAATACCGAAAGAAGCTCGTAAACGAGGGGGTGCATCCGCTCATCATCGAGGAGCTAGTCAAGAGCCGTGTTGAACACGGCAAGGCAAAGTTAAAGGCTGGAGCGATACGCGCCTTGCGTATCCGGAGAGCACCTCAATTTGTGCCGGTCATATCCGAACTAAAAAACCTTAGCCGCACGATAAACCGCAGACTTAAAAAAGCGCCAACGCCGGAGATAAAAAACTTCCTAGAAACTTGTTTAGGGCAAACGACATTGATGCTCGTACGGATGAAAGAGCTAAAGCGCACGGCGCGAGCCGCGCCCGTATGCTGGCAAAAACTAATTAAAGAAGACGATGCGTCTGAAATTCTGTCAAAGTTTTACAGGATTGCGGCGCCAAAACAGGTGTATGTCGTGGATATTTTCGGAGCCATGCGCGTGCCGATTGAGCACAGAGACGAAGAACCAGACCAACGCGCCGCATAACCTCACGCTCTTAATTTGTACCGACAGACCGCACGCGGCAGGCGGCTCTGTTCAAGTGTCTACTTCTGCCGCACAACCAAAGGAGAAACAACCATGACCGTAGAAAAAATGATCATCAAGCGGACCAATGATGACTATTACGAGTTGTATGCCGACGAGCAGTTGCTCTACAAGACCGACGATCCCGAGGAGCTTGCGGCGATCTTGCATGAGTTATATCAAGGCGCACCACTCGTGCCGTATGTAAAGAAACCACAGTAAAGGAGAAACAACCATGGGACAGATGATCTTTGTGTTTTATTTCCTAGTGCTCACCGTATGCGGTGGGCTGATTCTTTTAAATATGTGGGGGGTGTGAGATGAAAACGAGTGAACTACAGGGGCCAGCCCTGGACTGGGCAGTGTCTGAAATAGAAGGTAACGGCGGAGTCTGGTACGAATCAGACAAGGAAGTGGTGCTCTTTATCCCATCAACCTCGTGGGAGCATGGTGGACCGATCATTGAACGGGAGAGAATTGGGGTGGAGCCTTGGGGTACAGATAAAACTTGGCTTGCTCAAACCTACAATGAGGCGGGCAGGATACTACAAAGGCAATACGGCCCAACACCCCTGATCGCCGCCATGCGGTGCTATGTGGCAAGCAAACTCGGAGACGAGGTAGAGATACCGGAGGAATTGAAATGACCGCAAACAATGAAGAGTACTTAGATGTTGTAAACAAACTGCACACAACGCTAGAGGGTGCAGACCTTGACGATGTTGTGCCAGCCACGGCGATGGTGCTGGGGCTGGCGGGTGTGATGGCAGGCGCAGATAAGAAACTTCTGATCTCGTTCGTCGTTGACACCATCGACAGAGCCTACAGAGACGCAGACAAACTTGTGAGAAAGGACATCAAATGAGGGTCAACTCAACCGAACGCCGTAGGCGTATCCGCAGGGCGCAGGAGTTACGCGCCATGTTCATAGACTTCATGGGGGTGATGGGGCTGGCCTTTGCCTTTGGCCTGTTCTACATCATCCTGATGATGCTGTCGTATTAATAAACTAACCACAAGGAGAAACAACATGGACATCATGTCTAAAATAGATTCCAAAGATGCTTTGCTACAAGTGTTGCAAACCGTTACCACTGACGAGCTTTACCACCTCACGCGCATATGTAATCTGTACGACGACGGCGGTGTGCGCAACGAACCTGGCAATGGCAAGCTGATCCACGAAATACAGGTCGACGGCGAGCCGGTGTTCGGCGCTGACGCACCGAGGTTCAACGGGTATGACTTCGCAAGCAAACTCAGCGAGGCGTATCAGTCTGGCTCCGACATCGACGACAGTGACAAGCGGTCGGCGTTTCGTATCGCTAACACCATTGCGTATATGCGTGAGGCGATGCCTGAGTCTGCGTTCTGGGTGTGGCGTGAGAACGCACGCTTCGTGACGGAGTACTACAAACCCCCTGCGTTTCTCGCAACGCTACGCAAGATAGGCAAGGACAACCCGCACCTGTGGTGGCACTTCCCACACATATCAACCGAAGACCCCACGATGGTGGCCTATACCCCATCGCCTGAGTACGGCAAGCGTGACCGTCAGGTGCGCACAAAGGTCGGACGCTACCTCACACAGTTCTACGGTGAGACGCTGACACAAAACCAGATCCGTTCTCTTGCCGATGGCGTCAAGCAGTTGGACTTCCATATGTCCAAGGATGCGGATGACTTCGAGGCTATCTACAGTATCCGTGAGGATGAGTGTGGTCTGGCCTCGTGTATGCAGGGCGATGTGTACTCGTTCGACAGTGAGATACATCCAGCGCGGGTCTATGCGTCTGGTGACTTTGCACTGGCGTGGCTGACTGACCGCGTGATGGACGACCGTGTGGTGGCGCGTGCCATCGTTGCGTTCCCTGATGATCCTGCCAAGGCGCACTTCGTTCGCGTCTACGGTGATGAGTCCAACGCGTTGCTCGATATGTTGCTGGAGCGTGACTACCGGCGAGAGTCTGTGTACCAATACGACCCACGCCTGCTTGTGGTTGAGCACGACGACGGGCAGTATGTCATGCCCTACATCGATGGCAATGACAAGCATGTGAGCATACATAGGATCGATGGCAGGCGGTACTGGCTGGTTGCCAACTCCGACGGTGAGCACAGGAGCAGTGCGACCAATACCAACGGGCTGACGGATCGCATAGGTGGCATGTGCGAGGTGTGTGGGCGTCACACAGATGAGGACGAGGATGAGATGAACTACTCTGACTACCACGGCATACGCATCGGTTCGTGCTGTTCTGATCAATACCTGTGGGCACACTCACGGCGTGGCAACGAAGACCATATCGAGAGCGACTCATGCGTGCTCTGTGAGACCGACGGCGAGTACTATCATGACCAGTACCTTGACTACTACGACATCGTGTACTGCGAGCATGACGGTGACTATCGGCATATCGATGAGTGCGTGCAAGACCCCAATGGCAATTGGATGCGTACCGATGACGCCGTCGAGGTGATCAACAATGCCGAGGGTCAGGTGTACTTCCACGAGTCAGACGCAGACAGTGCGGTGGGTGTCGTAGTGGTTGCGCCTGATACTGTCGAAGGGTTCCCCTACCAGACAATCGTGTGGGGTGATGACATGCCGGAGTTATTTGCCGAGGCGTATCTCAACGCACCACGGTTCATGGATGACTACGGCAACGAGCGTGTCGTTGGCTTCGTTACCCTGCGGGATCTCGTGCGTTCGTATGGTGACATGGAGGGTGCATCCAGAGCGTTCCGTTATATGACCAACTTCCGTACTCATTACTTCTACCACGCCACCTTTCAGGCATTGCGTTAATCACCAACACACTTAGGAGAACAACATGACAAAGGCAAACACAGTGACAACCACCCCCACATCCACCGAATACTACGACGAACGACTGCACGAGATGCTCAGGTATAAGCGCCCACACGGGTCGAAGTCTGAGGTCCAGTGGATCGAGCGGTTCATCATGCCGTATGACCCTCTGAACATTGACGACATGGCGCTCGTCATCACGGTGCCTCACGCAGATGGACGCCAACCCAAGACGCTCTTCTCCTGCCACACCGACACCGTGCACCGCAACGAGGGCAAGCAACGCATCAAGTACGACCGCACCAAGCAGACCTACTACAAGACCGACGGTGAGCCTCTGGGTGCTGACGATGCGGCTGGTGCGTGGGTCATGCTGGAGATGATCGACGCCGGTGTGCCTGGGTGTTACTTCTTCCACCGTGCCGAGGAGTGCGGCGGTCTGGGGTCATCGCATATCTTCAAGAAGTACGGCGACATTCTCTACAAGTTCAACCGTGCCATTGCGTTCGACAGGCGTGGGTCAACCGATGTCATCACACACCAGGGCTGGTCACGGTGTTGTTCCGATGCCTTTGCCCAGGCCCTAGCCGATGCGCTCAATACGAACGAGGCCAACATGTACCTGCCAGACGACAGCGGTGTGTTTACTGACACGGCAAACTACACCGACATCATCCCCGAGTGCACCAACCTGTCATGCGGCTACGACCACGAGCACAGTGGGGCTGAGACGCTACACCTGCCCAGCCTTTTCAACCTACGCGACGCCTGCCTTGCTATCGAGTGGGACGACCTGCCCACTGACCGAGACCCCACGGTGACGGAGTACAAGGAGGACAAGTGGTCCACCTTCTACAAGTCGTATGACAAACAAACTGCCAGTAACGACCATACCCTGTACGACATGACCAAGGCCGAGATGTACGACATGGCGTACACCGACCCAGAGACCTTCGTCATGCTGGTACGCGCTGAGTTATTCGGTGAGCCGGTGGAGTCTGCGTACGGTGGGGGCTATGCCTACGATGACACTATCTACAACAAACTGTAAATAAGAAAGGAGGTTTCAGATATTGCTTGTCAAATGTTTTACTCTGTTCTATAATCTTTTACCAGTGCAGTTAATCTAAAAAGGAGAACACCATGGATGCAAAAGACTTCCTATCGCACGACCAAGTTATCGATCTGATCAAGGCAGTGGGCCACAAGCGCACCGTCCTTGTGATGGGTGAGAACGGCACCGGCAAGACATGGCTACACAAAACGCTCAGCGCCGATCCGTTCTTCAAAGACTTCGTCAAGCCCGCGCCCATCGACTGCACGCAGTTGTCTGACGGTTCGCTCTTCATGCCTGACATCGACCGTGAGCGGGGGGTGTCTCGTGAGTTGCCTAACGAGCGGATGGGTCTGAGCTTTGCCAACCAGCGTGGCGGGGACAGCGAGCGCCCTGTGCTGGTCTGCTTCGATGAGGTTGCCAAGGTGCCGCAGTATGTGAAGAACATGATCGCGCCCATCATGTATGACCGCCGTATCGGTACGTTCTTCATGCCCACGGGGTCTGTGGTGTTCGGGCTGACCAACCTTGCCATCGAGGGTCTAGGTGACAGCCTTGCCGCCCACCTGCGTAGTAGGTTGCTTGTGGTGAAGATGCGCAAGTCTACGGCCCAGGAGTGGATCAATAACTTTGCCATACCCGTGGGGTTGAACCCCATCCTGATCGCCTGTGTGGAGGAGAACCCGCAGGTGTTGGACTCGTTCGTTGACTATCTACCAGGAGGCAAATATGCAGGCAAAGACCAAGCAAAAGACAACCCGTCTATCTACAATCCACAAGAAGTCCAAGACGCCTATGCGTCGCCGCGCACCCTACATGCGGCCTCTGACATCCTCGATGCCTACGCCCTGGGGGGATTCGATAGCACCACTCTTGAACAAGCGCTTGCTGGCACAGTGGGCAAAGCATTTGCCTCTCTCCTGATGTCGTTCATACGGTTCGGTGCGCAGGTGCCACGCAATGCCGAGGTGCTCCACGATCCTGGCTACGCGCCAGTGCCAAGCAACAAGATCGCACAACAGATCATCGTGTTCCGGTCTATTGCCCAGACACGCACGCGTGACGATGCCGAGGCCTACACAACATACATCGCACGGCTTGAGCCGGAGGTGCAGTCGTTGTTCCTGCGCCGTGTGACCGAGTCCAAGAGTGAGTCGATGGGGTTGTACACCACGGTCAGTAAGTTTGGCGAGATGCTGACCGACAACCGTCTGTTCTTCAAGGCGTAATCATGACGACCCAAATGCTGACACAGTGGGACCGTATGACTGCGCGTCAACGCATCACGGCGGTGAACGTTGACATCCTTAATCACAAACAGTTCAGTGTGTTGTCTGGTGCAGTGATGATGGGCGGCGTGGAGGTCAAGGACATACCGACTGCCGCGACCAATGGCAAGGATATTTTCTACGGGGAGGCGTTCGCCCTGGCACAGACACGCAAGCAGTTGCGCTATGTGCACATCCACGAGGCGCTACACATTGGCCTGCGTCACTGCCTGGACTACGCCGACATCGTGGCGAAGTATCCCAACGAGTCGAACAAGGCGATGGACTATGTGGTCAATGGGTTCATCGAGCAGACCGACCCAGGGTTCTCGTTTGTTGAGCGCCCCACATCGCCTGCCCCCCTTGTCAATAGTAAGTATTTCGGGCGGTCGTTTGTCGATGTGTTGCAGGATCTCCTGCGCAACAACCAAGACCAGAGTCAAAGCCAGAGTCAACAGACGTTGGATACGCACATGCCTGCGCCTGCCGATGCTGATATGGATGAACTGCGCCAAGAAGTACAAGACGCCATGAACCACGGCGAGATGGTGCAGAAGCGACTGGCTGGTGCCGATGGCAAGTGTGATGTTCTCAGTGGGTTTGGTGTAAACCGTGAGACCGACTGGCGTAGCGCGTTGCGGGAGTGGTGGGAAGAAGTTTCTTCGGGTGACGAGTATTCTCGTTACAACCCACCCAACCGTAGATTTCTGCCGCTCGGCATCATCATGCCCACGCACTTTGACATGGCGTCTGGGGAAATCCACATCAACTGCGACACATCCGGGTCAATGGCTGGTGTCTATCCCGTGATCTTCGGTGAGATCGCCAACATCTGTAAGCAGATCAACCCCACGCTGGTTCGCATCATCTGGTGGGACACACGGGTGCGCGGTGAGCAGACGTTTGTGCAGGGTCAGTACGACGCCATCGCACAACAACTGGCGCCGAAGGGTGGCGGCGGTACATCTCCGCAGTGTGTTGTTCAGCATGTGCAGTCCAAGCAGTACAAACCATCGGGGGCCATATGGCTGACAGATGGATACATCGATGCCTGCCCATCATCGGTGTGCAGTAAAGAGTTGTGGGGCGTTATCAACAATGACCATTTCAAACCCGCGCACGGCAAAACCCTGCGCATCTACTCTTAAGGAGAACACCATGCAACAGCAAAATCTTTTCACACAAACAAAACGCACCCCTACAAAAGAAAACTTAGACGCAATTAAAAGCGTGAAAGTAGCGAGCGTACTAAAACAAAAAACTCTGACGGAGTTGTTGGGGGTACTGGCAAGTCTGGGCTGTGAGTACTTTGTGCGTGACGCTGATGGCAATGAGCACAGTCACGGTGAGTCGTTGCGCGTAAAAGTTAGGCCCGTCAAGCACATGCGTAAGCGCAACCTCAAGTACCAGTACGGGGAACTGACCGCCTACGTGCGCCCGTTTATTGATGCGCTTCAGCCCGGACAGAATGTCGTCATACCCGGTGGTAAATATCTGGCGGCAGAACTTAGTTCGTCCACATCGTCGTATGCAAACCGTGTCTTTGGTAAGGGCGGGTCACTCACCGCCATCGATGAAGATAACAACACTATAGAAGTTCTGCGTTTGTCTTAATAAAAAAGGAGAGATAACTATGAGCCGATTCAATATTGATACCTGCGCCATGTTGGTTGAGTTCAGCGCACCTATGTGGACCGCACGCAAGTTAGACAAGGGGGCAACTGATGAGGTTGTGCATAACAAACGTGCGGCGGCGAAGGATGCCGCTCGGGTCAACAAGCACCTGCTTGCAGGTCGTAACGAACTGGAGGTCATACAACAACACGTTAATGCGGCGCGTACCTATGTGTACGAGAACACCCTGCCCTGGTCTGACGCTGGCATCCGCCTGCTTCCTACCAAGAACTTTATGACATTCAATCAGCGCATGACGCAGTTTGAGCAGGAGTTCGTGGGCATGGTCAATGAGTTCGTGCAGGTCTACCCCTCGTTGATCACAGCGCAGGCTATGGCGCTGGGCGACATGTTTAACCGTAGCGAGTACCCAGCCCCACAAGAAGTTGCCAGTAAGTTCTCGTTCCGTGTGAACTACATGCCGGTGCCCAAGGCCGGTGACTTCCGTGTGGACGTGGGCAACGAGGCGCAGGCCGAGCTACAGAAGAAGCTGTCGTCTCTCGCTGACGAGCGCGTGTCGGCGGCTATGGCAGATGCCAAGGCCCGACTCAAGGGGCACCTAGACCGTATGCTCAAGCAGTTGCGTGTAGAGGAGGTCAATGGTAAGCAGAAGAAGGGGCGCATCCACGCCTCGTTGATCGAGGGTGGGCTGGAGTTGTGCGAGGCCTTGAAGGCGTTGAATGTGACCAATGACATGACCATCGAGGCCGCACGGGTGGAGTTGGAGAAGCTCCTGCGTAGCGTGGACACAGACGATCTGCGCAAGCAGGTCGATGCACGCACAGAGATCCGCACCCAGGTGGCAGACATCGTAGACCGTTTTAATTTCTAAGGAGTGAGTATGAGACCGATTCGTGTAATAGCTTTACAACAACAGCATGGCGTTGACCTTGTATGCGTAGGGGTGTTGGATGTGCTCAGTGATTTCCAGGGCATGATCCCCACGCAGAAACTTATCGACGCCTGCCACCATGACAAGATCTCTACACCTGCCACCACGCACAAGAAGATCGCCACGCTAAAGGCAAAGAAGTGGATCAAAGAAACCAAGAACCCGCAGGACAACGACGGGCGCAAGTGTTTCATCATGCTGACCCAGGCGGGTATGGACTTTCTCAAAGCATGGGAGGGCGCTAAACAATGACAGTAAAAGAGAAACTGCAACGTTACTTGGCACAACGCAAGACACCCTTGACAGTTACCCAGATCGCAGAACGTATGGCGTGCCACAAAAGCACAGCCCTGCATGCGATGAACGAACTCATAAAAGAGGGCGTGGCAAAGGAGGTCTTCGTTGCTGTCAAGAACAAATACGTAAAGGGGATCATATGAGAAAGCTACTATTGAGTTTGTTGTTCGTACCAGCGATGGCGAGTGCAGGGTTCCACACCGGCAATGAACTGTACTCTGACCTTCTTAGCGAGAGCACTAGCAAACGCATGTATGGGTTGGGCTATCTGGCTGGCCTTGCAGACTATGGTGACAGTGTGTCGCACTGCATACCGTCTAATGTCACGCTAGGGCAGATACAGGACATGGCAATCGACTACCTACGCAGGAACGCTGAAAACCGCAACCTGCCTGCTGACATTCTCGTGGGCATGATGTTGATAGAACGCTGGCCTTGCAAGAATAAGTCGAAAGGGGGGAAGGGCGCATGACTACCATCAAGGAGTATGCCAAGAAAAGAAAAATCTCTGAGCGGACCGCCCGTAAACAGTTAGAGCGTCTGGTTGCCTTGGGTACATTGGCGCGGCAGAAAGGATCAAGCAATGCGTATCTCTACTACGAACCAAAGTACGAACACCGAAACTGGCACGATCCGTTTAACAAAACTAAGGTGGCACGATCCCTTCAGAAAAACGAAGGGCAGGGTGCCGAGGTTGTGGAAGAATCCGGGCACGTATCAGACCCGGAAGAAGTGGCCTCTCATGCCTAGGCAAGCGCTAATCCTACATCTGTACAACATAGGCCTAGAGACGCATGAGGTAGCGGAGATCGTGCAGGTGACAGTAGAGACGCTACGCAAGCACATGGCGAGGATTTACTACAAGTTCGGTGTCCACGACCGTGGGGCGGCGATAAGAAAGGGGATAGGGAAATGAGCATTCACACCTGTAGTTACTTCTGCGAGAGACCTGAGTGCGTACGAGCGCAGCGGGATGAGTTACGCCAGAAGCTAGAGCAGGTAATACAAGCAGAGCGAGAGGCGGTTGCCAAGTTGGTTGAGGAACTTGACCGCGATAACGATCAACACCGCAATGACAATTGGTGAGCAAGGGGTGAGAAATGAACAACAAGAAAACTGGCGACGCCGCTTTTCCTAGAATGAGTCATACCAACTGCTATGAGGTGATGCTGCCAGAGCAAGACGGAATGACCCTGCGTGATTACTTTGCGGCTAAAGCAATGCAGGGGCTTGCAGAATCATTTGACCGCGTAGCTGAATCGCGTGACGTGACGGCCAATTATTTGGCGATTCGGTCTTATGAGATTGCAGACGCAATGCTGAAAGCGAGGGAGATATGAGCATCTCAGCTATGAAGCAAGCATTAAGGGCTTTGGAAGATTACAGGAAACACACCGCTGGAGTCATGATTCCGCAAACACGGTGTCAAGGAGACGAAGCCATCACCGCACTACGCCAAGCCATAGAGCAGGCAGAGAAGCAAGAGCCTGTGGGGTATGCGGGTGTGCATATTTGGATTGGAGACCACTCAATTACTCGACAATTAACTAAGGTTGAAATTCAACAGGAGATTGTATCGGGCCTGTCAATTACTAACGCTGCACAGCGATGTCTTGACCTAATCGCAGTAGCAATAAAGGAGAAGAACACATGAGCACAGACGAGATCGTAGAACAAGCCATTCAAGGTCACACCAGCACTAGAGACGCAATAAGGTGGGCTATTGAGCAGGAGCGTGAGGCGTGTGCGAAGGTGTGTGAAGAAGGAACGGGTGAGCCGTTGTCTTACACGGCGTTAAAAATATGTCTCAAAGAGCGCAACCGAATCGCAAAAGCAATCAGAGCAAGGGGTGAGAAATGAACACACATACTTGTAGTTACTACTGCGACAGACCCGAGTGCATACGAGCGCAGCGGGATGAGTTGCGCCAAAAGTTAGAGCAGGCAGAGAAGCAAGAAGGTCTGCCGCAAGACTTCATCGTGCATGAGGTTGAGAAGGAGGGCGATTGGTCAGAGTGGGTCTGCCCCGACCCGGAGCAATACTTCATGAAATGCTGCGACTGCGGTCTGGTACATGAGATGCAGTTCAAGGTCGTCAAGTACTCAGTGGGTGACAAGTGCGTTGGCGTTAACGACCCTGATGTGCGTGGAATTTTCAGAGCAAGGAGAAGAATCAATGCCTAAATGCGAACATGGATTAACGTCTAAAGAATGTTACGTCTGCGCTTCGCCAGAGTATGCAGAGCAGGCAGAGAAGCAAGAGCCTGTGGCGTGGCTTGTAGACGGAGAAATAAGAGTGCGGTTGGATATGGCAGGGAAACTGTATTACTCCGAAACGAATGTTTACACCGCACCTGTACACGCCAGCGACATATCGCAAGAACGTGTCGATGAAACGGCAAAAGATCGACATGAGCCTATCAAACTTCGCCGTGGGAACCTTTTGAGGTGTATTGAAACTGACGAACTTTGCACCGTATGGGCTACTTCTACCTCTGGAAAAACACTTGTCCATTGGGGCGGCAACGATTTTACTGAGTACACGGCAGAGCAAATTGGAGAATTATTTTGGCTTGAGCCAGAATCAAGTGACGTTGAAATTGCGGCAGAGCAGTCCGACAACTACGCTGCTTTTCTTGCTGGCGTTAGGTTTGCAAGGGTTAATTTACCCGCACCATCAAAAGAATGGGTTGGGCTGACGGATGGTGAGATGGTTGATTTGCTAAAAAATTACGAAGGAAGGCTTTGGACTGACATTTTTCCTGCCATCGAAGCCAAACTAAAGGAGAAGAACACATGAACAAGATTACGGTCGTGTGCCACAAAGATCATTTGCAAGGCTATGAAGATTTTCAGGGCGAGTGTTTGTTGTGTGTGGTGGAGAAATTGCGTGATGAAAACCATCAGCTTACCCATCAACTGTACGACTATCGAGCCGCTTTTATAAGAGCACGTGACCGTGAATGGGTTGGGCTGACGGATGAGGCAATTTGGCTGGAGTATCAGCAACTCTGGCCTTTCCACCCAGCAGAGGAGCCGACACTGCCTAAAGACATTGCGAAGTTTGCCCGAGCTATCGAAGCCAAACTAAAGGAGCGGAACAATGGATAGACAATGCCCGTCTTGCGGTGGTCTTTGTAAGAGGTCTGGGTGTGAACGAGAGAACGCCAAACAATGGGTTGGTCTGACCGACGAGGAGATCAAAGAAATCATCGGCCCGTGGGGAGAGACCCCTATCAAGGGCTATACCCGCAAGTTGTTCGACCAGATCGAAGCCAAACTAAAGGAGAAGAATACATGAAACTAAACAACATACCAGTCAAAAACCCAGAGCGTGACAAGGCATGGGAAGCGTTTATTAAACGCAAAGATGTAAAGGAGTATTTTAAAGAGCCAGAGTTTTCATTTCCGCTACAACGGGGATACTACGAGATGTGGTGCCTATGCTGGCATAAAGCATGGCATAAGGGGTTTGTAGCGGGCTACGAAACCGCAGAAAAGGAGAAAAACACATGACCGACCAAGAACGAGAAATCCACGAAGGTCTTGCCCTTGGGCACAGGGCGGCAGAAGTTGCCGCTGATAATGCAGGATTGGCATGGCGAGGAACAGCGTTCGATGCGTTCGTATCTTATGCAAAGACCCACGAGTTTTTTACCACAGAAGAAGTCCGTCTTTCGCACCCCGATCTACCCTTCCCACCAGATACTAGGGCATGGGGTGCCATACCACGCCAAGCCATAAAAGAAAACATCATAGAAGGTGCAGGATGGGTGAGAGCCAATGATCGCAACGTGCATGGAAGGCTCATCACAAAATGGCATTCTAAAATTTATCAAGGAGAAAAAGCATGAACCACACACAAGAAACTAAGTTCTACCGCGATCACGATGAGCGCTTCTGGATCGGCGCTATGTTCGGTATGTTTGTGATGCTGTTGGTTGTTCTGGTCTACAACAAACTTACTGCACAGCCAGATGCCAGCCAGTTGACTATGCCCAAGGACGTTGTGCAGGCGTACAACATGGGCATCAAGGACGCACTAAAGACGAACCCACCGTCGTTAGATCTGGAGCAGACCTGTGTGAATCTGTGGGCTAACAAACAACCTGTGAAGGAGTGATCATGAGCGCTAGAGACAAACAAGTTGGCGGCACGCATTACAAAGCTATGGGCGTTGAGCCGTGGGACGTTGTAGACACGTGGCCTGAAGATCAACGTATTGGTTATTATCGCGGTGGCGCGTTGAAGTACATCATGCGCATGGGGGCCAAGGATGAATCCCCGCAGGAAATTAGCAAAGGCATCCACTATCTTGAAAAACTCTTGGAGGTGTTACATGCAATTAACAGCAATCAACGACCCAGCGAACTCAGTAGTAACCCTGAAGCAGTCGTCAGAAAGACTGCAAGCCCTGTGCGCAAACCCAAGGCTAAGCGAACAAGACGTTCTTGAGATCGAGAACATTAGTAAAAACATCGTGCGTGCGTCCAGCGCCATACTTGTGTGGGCAGAAAGCGTGCGGCCCAATGGAGGATAAAGATGAAGTTATCAAAAACCTACAGCGTAGACTTGAAGAAAGAGCTAGAGAGGTCGAGTACCTACGATCCCTCCTGGACCGCATCCATGCCCTATCCCGTGAATCCATTTACCCGCGTTCGCCCCAGCGAACTGGCGAAGTGGGGAAAAGCACAGACGCCAGACCCCCTGACTTCTATTGGTAGGGCACTGCTATGACGCCGGAGGCCAAGGTAAAGAAGAAGGTCAAGGCGATTCTGGATGAACTCGGCGCGTACCATTTCTTCCCCCTCATGGGGGGTTTTGGTCGTGCCGGGGTGCCAGACATCATAGGTTGCTACCAGGGGTGCTTCTTCGCCATCGAGTGCAAAGCGGGGAGCAACAAGACAACAGAACTACAAGAACGAGAACTAGAGAAGATACGCCGCGCAGGTGGCGTTGCCATTGTTATTAATGAGGGGAACCTAGAATATGTCAAAGCAGCCATACAAGCGCATAGTAGTAATCGACTTTGAGACGCGCTGGTCTAGTAAAGACTACACGCTCAGCAAACTAACCACCGAACAGTACGTACGCAACGAGAAGTTCAAGGCGTTCGGTGCCTGCATTAAAGACTACGGCGAGGACAACACACGCTGGTACAGCCACGCCGAACTGCCAGACCTCTTCTCCTCAATAGACTGGTCAGAGACAGCGGTGCTGGCGCACAACGCACAGTTCGATGTCGCCATACTGTCGTGGGTCTACGGGGTGAAGCCGTGCTTCATCTTCGACTCGCTGTCTATGGCCCGTGCGCTACGCGGTGTGGAGGTGGGCAACAGCCTAGCAAAACTATCTGAGGAGTTCGGCCTGCCGCCCAAGGGCAAAGCCGTGCACAGCACAGACGGGCTGGAGGATCTGACGCCAGAGATAGAGAAAGAACTCGCCGACTACTGTGCGCATGACACGTTCCTGTGCGAAGAAGTTTTCAAGAGACTCATCAAGGGCTACCCTGCCAAAGAGCTACGGCTGATAGACATGACGCTCAAGATGTTCATCAACCCGATACTAGAACTAGATAAGGAGATGTTGAGTGCGGCTATCGATGAAGAGAGAACAAAGCGTGAATCACTTCTTCTACGTCTTGGTGTTGAAGAAGCAGTCCTGGCAAGCAACCCGCAGTTTGGCGAACTGCTACGCCAGTTGGGTGTTGAGCCGCCGATTAAGATTAGTAAGACCACGGGTCAGAAGGCGCTTGCGCTTGCTAAGAACGATGCACTATTCCAGGCGCTTCTCAACGCCGATGACGAGGATGTGGCGCTCCTTTGTGAAGCGCGGCTGGCAGTTAAATCAACACTGGAACGTACACGCGCACAGCGGTTCCTTGACATTGCACAACGCGGCACGCTACCGGTACCCCTTAACTATTACGGCGCACATACAGGGCGCTGGTCTGCCAGCAAGGGGTCAGGGCTAAACCTCCAGAACCTCAAGCGTGGGTCGTTCCTGCGCAGGGCGATCATGGCACCGGCAGGCTACACCTTGGTGGTGTGCGACTTGTCACAGATCGAGCCGCGTGTGCTGGCGTGGCTGGCTGACTACGACGATCTGCTCAACATCTTTAAGTCAGGGCAGGATGCCTACGCTATGTTCGGTGCGCAGATGTTCGGCATACCGGGGCTTAGCAAAGAGAGTCACCCAGCGCTCCGTCAGTCTGCCAAGTCGGCCCTGCTAGGCGCAGGCTATGGGCTAGGGTGGGCATCGTTCGCGGCGCAGTTGTTGACAGGGTTCCTGGGCGCACCTCCGACAAGATACGACAAAGCGTTTGCCAAACAGCTTGGCGTGAACGCAGAGTACATCACCAAGTTTCTGGAGTGGGAGGAGAACGGCAAGCGGCTCAGAGAGATACCTCACACCTGTACCGATGATGAGTTGTTGGTACACGCCGTGTCTGCCAAGAAGATCATCGACAAGTACCGGGACGCCGCACAGCCCGTGGTGCAGTTCTGGGAGATCTGCCAGAACTTAATCAAAAGAAGTTTGGTGGAGGGGCATACGTATGCACACAAGTGCATCCAGTTTGAGAAGGAGCGGATCGTATTGCCAAGCGGTATGGCCCTGCGATATAATCCCATCCTAGGAAAAGCGGACGATAAAGGCCGCATGCAGTGGGAGTACGGCCCAACCCATAAGAAGCTATATGGGGGGAAACTGACTGAAAACATTGTTCAGGCAGTGGCTAGGTGCGTCATGACGGACGGCATGCTACGGATACAAGAAAGGTACCCGTGCTTGTTGACCGTTCACGACGAGGTTGTCTGTCTTGTACCTGAGACAGAAGAAGAGGACGCTAAAACTTGGGTTTTAGCGCAGATGGTCATGGAGCCGAAGTACATGCCGGGGATACCACTAGCGGCTGAGATCGACTCCGCAAAACGATATGGAGATGCAAAATGAAGCTACCTAAGAAAATCAAAGTTGGTGACACGTGGTACGAGGTCAATCTGGTCAAGACGATGGATGAACCCGGCGCTATGGGTAGTACGAGCTTTCGCAACAGCACCATTAACGTTGCAACCCACAGCAATACCCGTGACGTGAAGTACCGCAAGGAAGATGTGCAGGAGACGTTCTGGCATGAGGTCACCCACGCCATACTCTCTGATATGGACCACAAGCTGACGCGTAACGAGAAGTTTGTTACCGCCTTCTCACACCGGCTGAGCAACGCCATCAACTCTGTAAAGTTCTGACAATGCAAAAACTAACTTGGTCACACAGCGGTCTGAAGGACTTTGAAGGGTGTGGGCGCAGGTACTACGAAGTCAAAGTTCTAAAGAAGTTTCCACAACCAGACACAGAACAGATCCGCTACGGTAAAGAACTACACGCCGCCGCAGAGATGTTCGTGAAGGAGGGCACACCGCTGCCCAAGCAGTTCGACTTTCTACAGCCAACGCTAGATGCGCTCGTTGCTAAGCCTGGGCGCAAGTACGCGGAGCATGAGATGGGGTTGACGGTTGACCTCAAACCCTGCGGCTTTAAAGATGAGAACGTCTGGGTGCGTGGTATTGCTGACCTACTGATAGTAAACGACGACAACCTCACGGCGAGAATCGTTGACTACAAGACCGGCAATGACAAGTACCCAGACCGTGACCAGTTAGTGCTGATGTCTCTCATGGTGTTTGCACACTTCCCGCACATACGCCAAGTAGATTCAGCGCTGTTGTTTGTTGTGAAAGAAACGATGGTCAAACATCGCATGACGCGGGATGATGTGGAGTCGGCGTGGTGGCAGTATCGCCTTCGGGTGTCAAAACTTTATGCGTCTTTTGAGCACAACGTTTGGCATCCAAACCAAACGCCGTTATGCGGATGGTGTCCAGTCCGCTCATGTGAATTTCACCCCAAACACTAGGAGCAGATCATGGCAAGAGATTACAAAAAAGAATACCAGCAGGCGTTGAAGCTCGGCATTTCTGGCCCCGGCAGTTTGCAACACGAACGCCAGCGTGCACGCCGTGCAATAGACAAGACAGGCGCTGACAAGAACGGTAATGGTAAGGCCGATAAGCGTGAGGGCAAAGACATCGACCACATTAAACCGCTCCGTGCTGGCGGCAAATCAACGCAGGGCAACCTGCGCATCCGTAGCAAGAAAGCAAATCAGAGTGACAACGGGAAATAAACTAAACATTCAGCAGTTGACGGACCTGTGGTACTTGCGGTTTGGTAAAGGCTGGGCGTTGTCTAGCGAGGTCAAAGACGACGAGTGGAAGAAGATCGTCAACACGCTAATGCGTGCCAGTATCTTGGAGTACCACCTAATACATAACAAGGCGGGACTTGAAGAAGTCTACCGGCTGAAGGAGAAATATGCAGATAGTTGATAACAAGGCGCTCGTCTTGCGAACGCGCGACCCTAGCAAATACAGCATCATTCCGAAGGCGGCAGTTGTAGGTGAACAAGATGGGGTGTACGAGATTGCAGTGCGGTGGGGGCTGGACGAGATTCGTGTCCTAAAGAACTTAGGAGTAAAGAACGTCCCCTCCCCGATCACTGCACGTTACGACTGGCCTGGGCGATTCAAGCCCATGAAGCACCAAGTCGAGACCGCCGCGTTTCTCACGTTGCACAAGCGTGCGTTCGTTTTCTCTGAGCCGGGTACTGGCAAGACGCTGGCGGCGCTGTGGACTGCGGACTATCTCATGCGTGCCAAGCGTGTGCGGCGGTGCCTTATCCTCTGCCCGGTGTCAATCATGCACTCGGCATGGATGGCAGACCTACAGAACAGCATCATCCACCGTAGCGCCATCGTTGCCCACCATCAGCAAGCAGCACGCCGTATCGAGATGGTGCAGGGTGCATACGAGTTCGTGATAACAAACTACGACGGACTCAACCTCATAGCAGACGAGATCGTGAACGATGGGCGGTTTGATCTGATCATCGTGGACGAGGCCAACGCTTACAAGAACGTCTCGACTAAGCGCTGGAAAGGGCTGAACAAGATCCTCAAGCCTGACTCGCTGCTGTGGATGATGACCGGTACCCCGGCATCGCAGTCGCCTCTTGATGCGTATGGGCTGGCTAAGCTAGTCAACCCCTCTGGTGTGCCGAAGTTCTACACGGCATGGCGCGACGCCACCATGAACAAGGTCACGATGTTCAAGTGGTTGCCAAAGCTCGACGCGCAGGACAAGGTGCACACAGCGCTGCAGCCAGCAATACGGTTCACAAAAGCACAGTGCCTTGACCTGCCGCCTGTCATCACCGAGACCCGCGACGTACCGCTCACCCCGCAGCAGAAGAAGTACTACAACATGCTCAAGGAGCGCATGGTGGTCGCAGCCGCAGGCGAGACGATAACCGCAATAAACGCAGCAGCTGAAGTCAATAAGTTGTTGCAGATAAGTGCAGGGGCAGCGTACACAGACAACAGCGAGATCATTTCGTTTGACTGTAGCGCTAGGCTTAACGTGCTCATGGAGATCTTGGAAGAGACGCAGCGCAAGGTGTTGGTGTTCGCTCCCTACCGGCACAGCATCGACACGATCCAGGAGCACCTGCTCAGCCACAACACTTCTGCTGAGGTCATCCACGGCGACATATCGCCAGCCAAACGCACGCGTATCTTTAAGCAGTTTCAGGAAGAGGCCGACCCGCGTGTGCTGGTCATACAGCCCCAGGCCGCAGCGCATGGCGTCACGTTGACTGCCGCTGACACGGTGGTGTTCTGGGGGCCAGTGATGTCGACAGAGACCTACATTCAGTGCTGCGCACGTTCCGATCGCAAAGGCCAGACAAGCGACAAGGTAACCGTCATTCACCTACAGGGGAGCGAAATCGAGCGCAAGATGTTCAAGCGCTTGGCGGAGCGGGTGGAGGACAACAACATGCTGGTGAAGTTGTACGAAGAAGTCCTGTTTGACAAGAAGTAAAATATTTGACAAACTACCAAAAAACACAAAGGAGAGTTCAACATGCAAGAAGACGACATCCCTATGGACAAGCTGGCAAAGATCTACCAAAAGATCCGCGCCAGGATTCAAGACCTGACCTCCACCTACGAGACCCAGGTTGAAGAGCTTAAAGTTCAACAGCAAGAAATTGCCAACGAACTTAAAGACCGCATGCAAGCGCTAGGTATGGCGAGCGTGCGCACAACGGAAGGCACCATCATTCTTGGGCAAAAGACACGTTACTTCACAAGTGACTGGGATTCGTTCAAGCGGTTCGTGCTGGACAATGAGGCGCTAGATCTTTTTGAGAAGCGCATCGCACAAAGCAACATGAAGCAGTTCTTAGAAGAAAACCCCGGCGTTGTACCACCGGGCCTTAACTCGGACAGTGAAGTAACGATTACCGTCCGCAAACCCACGAAGTAAAGGAGAAGTAACTATGTCAGAAGTCGCATTGTTCAACCCATCGCAAGTACCGGCGTTTGCGAAAACGGGCGAGTTATCAGCCGTAGCTAAAGCACTGGCAGGTGGAGGTGGTGGCGGTGGTGGCAAGCGCATCTCGATCAAGGGCGGTGTGTTCCGTCTGATTGCTGATGGCAAAGAAGTTGCCGCTATCGAAGATCGGTTCCTCGATGTGGTGATTGTTAACGCGGCACCCAAGATCAGCCGCACGTTCTACATGAAGGCGTACGACCCCGATACCCCGGCTGGTCCTGATTGCTGGTCTGCCGATGGCGACAAGCCCGATCCTACTGCCACGAGCAAGCAGTCCGACACGTGCGCCACATGCCCACAAAACGTCAAGGGTTCTGGCGCTGGTGAATCCCGTGCTTGCCGTTTCTCACAACGTGTTGCTGTAGTGCTGGCAAACGACATCGAGGGCGACGTGCTTCAGCTTACCCTGCCAGCGCAGTCGATCTTTGGTAAGGAAGAGGGCGACAACCGCCCGTTGCAGGCGTACTCACGCTGGCTGATTGCCCAGAACATCGGGCCTGATATGGTCGTGACGCGGATGAAGTTCGACACCAAGGCACAGTCGCCAAAGTTGTTCTTCAAGCCTATGCGCTGGCTTACGGACGACGAGCACGAGACCTGTGTGCGGCAGGGCCAGACAG